AACGATCTCCCGGCAGGCGTCGATGAGCGCCTGCAAGTCCTTGGCCTCCCGCCGGATGATGAGGCTGCGCCGGTGTTGCGTCAGTGCCTTGCCGAGAATCACTTGACTGTTATGCGTCGGGATAAAATGCTCGCTGACCAAAAACAAATGATCTTCCGTGTTGACCTGTAAGCACTTCATCGTGACAGGTTCAGTTCGCTCGGCAGCAACGATGTAGCGAAAGTTCGTAGTCTGTCGAACCGCGAATTTTAGTTTTTCCGCTTTTGCTTTCAAGCGAAAAACCTGCATCTTGGCTCTGAACTTGACGATCCATTTCGGACCAATAAACCTGCCGTACAGTTTTGCTATGCCTTGCCGAACCGTGACTTTGTGACCGAGCGACCGAGCAAGATGGGCCACACCATCGACGAGGTTTTTGCGAGTATTCGTGAAACCAACACTACCGCTCTCGACCCCACCATCCGTGTCCAGCAAGCCTTGTAACAGGGCCAATCGCTGCGCTTTCGACCCCCATAAATATGCGTGCGGAATCTCCTTGTTGCCAAGCACTTCGATTTCTTTCAAAGCCAAGCGAAGGCCGTGGTGAGCATAGGTAGCCGCTTTGTTATCTTTCTTGCGACCAATGCGGCGGACTGGGAATCCAGCGTCAACGACGGCCTGCGTAATCTCGGCATCGGCGGTCGTGATGTCGCCATTGGCCGTAGTACCGTCACCGAGCCACACACCGAGAATGTAGGGGTCGAGTGGCAACGCTTGCTCCGGCCTCTCGATTGGCTCGCTCACCGGAATTGCATGGTTCGTGCGATTATCGACGCGCAACGTCGCCACAATTTCCGCTGTGGATCGCACAGTGCCGCGGGGCGGAGGAAGCTTTGCTGCTGCCGTTTTGCGATTTCGTTCGGTAATCATTCGAGACAAAAATTCGCGGTGTTCTTGCGTGTGTTTCGTTTTTTGTCCAGTGCCAACTGCGGAACGTGACAGCCTACGCTGACGTCGCGCCTCTCGCCATTTTGGGGTAAGTCTCGTCAACTGCTCCAATTCGTTAGCGTCGAAAGTAAGCCAAAGATGATCGTCATGGGCGATGACTTCGGCACCATCGTCGAAGGTTAGTCGATAGGCTGGCGCAGTCACCAACTGCGATTCAGCCAGCACTACATGCGAGAGTCCATCTCTGCCGAAGATAGAATCGCCCACATGGATTTCCGACAGCGCTCTAAATCCAAATGGGGTAGGAATCGGCGTGCGTAAGTCTAGCAGCTTTCCTCCGCCCGAACTTCCCCCAAATCCTACCACGTCTATCCGTGATTTACACGCCATCTGTTGCGGGATGTTCCCCGGCTGCGGTTCCCACAGCGGCTTAGCCAGGAGTGCGTTGGCCTCACGGCGCTCCTGCTCGGTCAGGTGAGCCAGAGCGTCCGGTCCCACCTGAGCCAGCAGATGCTCGATCTCTTCTTTGGGGGTCACAGGTCATCTCCCATTCGAGCGTTCGGGTCATACTCCCGATGATCTTCCAGTTCCTTGATCCGTTCTTCGAGTTTTTCAATGTAGCTGAGCAACGCGAACAGCCACGCCTCGATAGGACGCTCACCGTGGACGGTTACATTGACACCATCTTGGCTGCGAATGTACCTATCCCGATCTAGCAACTCCTTGGCCTGCCTGCGAGCCTCTGGATTAGATAGGTCGTAATTGCTTCCACTAATCACGGCTTCACTTCCTTCTGTTCGAGGACGCGGACACGTTCTTCCAACTGCTGTAAACGCTCCGTCGTTTTTGTGAGAAACTGCACAGATAGGTAGAAGGCGGACACCAGAGCGGCAGCCACAAACGCCGCGCTGAGGAAATAGAACAAACCGAAAACGCTTTCCTCAATCTTCTCGGATAACGTCTTCACGGTTTGGCCTCCTCGACAACGGACGACGGCTTCATAGCGTCTCGTATCTCCTTGAGCCGATTATTCACGATGTTGAAGCCCACCCACAACGTAACGGTGACAGCCACCAGCAGAATCACCACGCAGCCCATGTCGTCGTGAATCTTCTCTTCCGGCGTCTTCATCGGTTCCCCATCCATTCGGCCAATTGCACAATGACCCACGCCTCGAATGCCAACTGGCGAACAGGCGTAACCGCTAATTCTTCCCTCTCCGTCAACTGCGAATCCCGGTACTGATTCCACTCGGTTGTTAGCGATACCCTCAACTGCTCGATTTGAGTAGCAATCCTTTCGCAGCAACACGGTCCATCGCAATGCTTGGCCGGACAGGAGCCAAAGTGGGCATTGCTCTCTCGCATCCGCTCTATCAGAGTCTTCATCGCGTCTCCCTCCGTACCTTGCACACCGCGTCAGGGCGGATAATCGCCACCTCCTTCGGGCAAGTCAGCCCTAAAACTACCTGCCCATCGCTGATCTTGCACACGTCGATGCGGGCAATCTCCCGGCCGTCCAGCGTCAGGACGATCTGTTCACCAGTTTTCCTATGAAGGCACAACATGGGATTCGTACTCCATCACCAGAGAAAGGTTCCACACGAAAGCATTCTAACCACCCCTTGTCACTTGTCAACGCCGTGTGTATTATTTAGTCTGTGAAACTTGTTTGGGAGACAAAGCGTGACGGACTTAGAAATTACCTGTGGGCAATCCTTCGATCCCTACAACTTGCAACTCGGCCACTGCACCATCTCCGCTTACAAGGCCCGGATCGTCGGCGACATCTACGAAGGCGTCCACAAGGCGGCGAACGATCTCGTTGAGGAAGTCTGGTATCAATCCTTTCGCGTCCGGCACACCAGTCAGGGCCAGGAGAAACGCGACCTGTTCCGCTTCCTCGGCAAACTCGCTGGTGTACCGCAAGTGGGGATGCCGACAATCACCTTCGTTCCGTGAAAGGAAACCGATGACCACCGAAGAACGACTCGCCGCCATCCGCCAACGCGAACAGGCCGCCACTCCCGGATCCTGGACGTGGAAGCCGCCCTATGAATTAGCCAGCTTCGTCAACCTCGAAAATGAAGCCGGTCAGCGCATCCACAGCGACGGCTCCGCCTGCGGTGAGTACGGCGCTGATATCGACGTTGATGGTCCAAACGGTCAGTTCATGGCTCACGCCCGCGATGACATCCCGTTCCTGCTCGCCGAAGTGGACAGACTGCGGCTGGCACTCTCCGACCTCGATCCGTCTCCCTGAACCGCCAACTTGCAGAATTATAAGTTGACCTCGCCCGTCCCAACGACTGTTGATTCCCATGAACGACCTGGAACCACTCCTGACTCTCCTCGACCGCCTCTGCCCCGAACGCAACGGCGCCGGACGACAGCACCAGGCCGCCACCCTCCTCGCCGCCAGAGAGTTCACCCCCACTAACCTGGCTCGCAACCTCCACTGCTCCAACAGTCAAGCAACACGCCTCCTCGCCGAGATGGAGGACCACGGACTCGTCAAGCGCACCTATAGCCAGACTGACCGGCGATCCGTCACCGTGCGACTGACCCCCACCGGCCACGACTGGTTGCAGAACTACAACCAGCACCGCCTCGATAAACTCCGCACTGCCCTCGAACAACTGCCCACCAAGATCCGCGACTCCCTCCTCCGTATCGCTCAGGAGAAACCATGAAACACCTCCAGTACGGCCAGACCCCCTGGGACAACCTCTCCCGCGAGGAACTGCTCCTCAACGTCCAACGGATGTACGCCGCCCTCACTGCCGCCCACTCCGTAATGAACCTCTGCCGCCACTCCGAGACGACCGGCTTCTGGGATGCCAAACGCGGCAGCGGTGGTAAGGCACTGGCTCTCTCTGCCGCCGTCATCGGCCCCGTCGAGGAAGAGTACCACAGCGAAGAAATCTACCGCTGCTTCTTCCGCTACGCCACTCAACTCCTCTTCTCCTGGGAACTGTCCGACTTCAAGTGGACCGCCTGCGACACCTGCCCCAACTTTTACGGCGATGACGACCACCTGGCCGAGGAATTGAAGACGCTCGGCAAACCCTGTAAAGACTGCCTCGCTCGCGGTATTACCACCATCCGCCGTAAACTGGAATGGAAAGACCTGATGCCAAGGAGAAACCATGAGTCGCCGCGATAAATACTTCCTCGCCCTCTTCTGGATCGGCGCCGTCGGCTTCTGCTGCTCCGGCTTGCTCGTTCTCTTCGACAACATCCTCCGCCTCTGGAGAGCTTACCGATGAACGGGAAAGCCGTCTGCGAATGCGCCCTCGAAAGCATGATCCCCGCTACCCTCATCCTACCCAAAGGTGTCACCCGCCACCCGTGCCACCTCTGCGCCGCCACCGTCCTCGTCTGCCACTCTACACTCAAACTCCTAGAGCAACACCACGTCCCCGTCTGTAACGTCTGCGTCTCCTTCCTCCAAATCCTCGGTTACCTCCGCAGTGATGCCTACACCATGACCGCCGAACAAATGGCCGGATACGAAGAACTGGTCCGCCGACACCACGCCAGTAATTGAAAGGAGTGACCGATGAACCAACTGCTCAAGCGACGCTGCGGCCACAGTGAGGAATGCCCGCCGCCTAAGCCCGGCTACGATTCCCCCGAATTCATCCTGAAGAAAGTGCGCCGCTTCCAGAGCCGCGATTGCCAAAGCTGCACCGCCGCCCGCGTCGCCGCCGAGATCGAACAGCACCAAAAAGCCAAAGAAGCCCGCCTCCTCGAAAAACACCAGAGTAAGCTCCACAACATCCGCCTCAAGATACTCTCCCGCCTCCCCACGGAATACCACGACACGCCTACTCTCTCCTACCTGCAAATCAGTCAGTTGCAACCCCAGCACGCCAACTGGCTCGCCCTCGCCTACCTCGTGGACCCGGAAGCCATCAAGGACTTGAGTAACTCACGCCTGGAAAAGATGCACTGGGAATGGGTCGGACTGCTCGCCGAACGACTCGCCGCCGCCGGTTATCCGCTCCGCTGGGGCTACGAACCCGCCAAGCAAGACTGGTTCGCCTCTGTCCGCATCGCCGACGAGTGGCTCGGCATGCGCTCCCATTCCCTGCCGCTGGCCGTCATCAAGTCCGCCCTCATGGTTCACTGCCAGGCATGGCCTCCTACCCGCTCCCTGTCTGAGAAACGCCCATGAAGCAACCGCAACTCGTCAACTGGTTCGCCACTAACCCCAGTAATCGGCGGGTCTTCCTCTTACTCTGCGCGCTGAGCCTTCACCCCCACGCCTGGGCCTCTATCTGGAAATTTCCGCATAATGAATTGCTGGAACTTGACGATACCGTTGACGATGATCCCGATAGCCCGCTCGTCGATGTACCTTCCCATCAGGAATTGCTCGACTCCATCCGAGAAGACCCGCCCGCCAGTTTCTTAGCCGTCCTCCACGACTTGACCGGCCCGACCCATTCTGTATGCACTGCCTGCCAGGGAACAGGTCGCCACGCAGAAGCTCATCCGTATTGGGGAAAGCCGGTTTGTGCAGCCTGCGGCGGCTACGGTGCCCGGCCCGATGCACGCCCCTTCGCCGGACACACCCTCTGCAACACCAAGCACCGCGACCGTAGACGCCGCTGCCCCCAATGCGATAGCATCCGCTTCTCTAACAATAGAACTGTCCGTAACCTCGCCGACCACATCTACCAGCAGCGCGACTTCTATAGTCTCCCCATCCTGGCCGATGCCCTCGAAGAAGCCGGTTGCACCCACCCGGCCATTCTCCGCCACTGCCGCTACGAACGCTACTGCTGCTGCCGATGCCACCCGTACTACGAACTACTGGCCGGTGAACAACCCCACCAACACAACGACCGCTGCGCCAAATGTAACAATAGCGGCGACTACCGCGCCACCCACGCACGCGGCTGCTGGGTTCTCGACCTCATCCTCGGAAAGAAGTGATTTTGGTTGACGACCCGCTTGCTGCGGTGTAGAAATGAAAAAGGCCGGTGGAATCGCTCCCACCGGCACTGAGCGGACTTTGCCGCTCTCATTGTTCTCGCGTGGATTGCCACCACCGAGAATGTGACCGGATCGTACCCGGCAAAGTGAATTCTAAACCACTTCCGCCGAAAAACAATCCACCACAACGGAAAACGGCTACCGATTCGTACCCGCAAGGTGCTGGATCATGCACTTCTTGAATAAACTGGCAACGCTCGGATTCGATAGCTACGTCGCCTACCTTCAAGGCCCACACTGGACCAATTTCAAAAGTCGCTATCGACAATCCAGCCACAACGCTGCGCAGTCTGCGACAACCGCGAGGTTCAACTGCATCATCACGAGTACAAACGCCTCGGCAACGAGAGACTCACCGACGTTATTCCCCTCTGTCAACAACACCACGAGACTGTACACGAACTACTCAAGAAGGAAGGAAAGGGCGTCCATTTCTCTTCCGAGATCATTAAACGTCTGAAAAAAGAAGCCCCCTCCCCTATAGCCCCGCAACCGCCCAAAGCCAAGCGCAAAACCAGTAACGTAACAGCCATGAGGCCAGACAAAGAAGGCAATACGCCGCCTAGAAAAAACAAGGGCCGAACGTCGAACGCCTCGACGCAATCCTACTCCGAGATAGCCAGCAAAAAGAGTACCTGCAAAACACGCTCAACGGTGCATTGCTCGATATGCGACTGCTCGCCAACGGTGTACGCCTTTTATCCCCAGCACCGCACACGGTAGTTGCAGCCCAAAAATACCTCGACCAACTGTGTCACCTGTGGCCAACGGGCGAAAAAAGGCTTCCCCTATTGCCGACCTTGCCTCAAGAAAACTCGTTACGATTGATACCACTTCCCCCCGCCGAAGAAACTCACCCTCGCTCCGTCACCGTCCCTGTGTGATACTCCGTAAACCATCCCCAAAAAAAATTGCACGCTGACCTGTCCCTCATCCCGTCCCTCCATACCTCCCCCCTGGGGTCAGTACCTCCCGTTGGCGGTGCGACAGTCGGTACACGACGGTTGTCCGAGCCGTTCGCAGCGCTGACAGCGGAAGGTGTAGCGGCTAGGCTTTGCGACAGGCGTTGTGGGGGCGGTGACTGGCGCGGGCCGTGCCGGGATGATAGGCGGGGCTACCTGTTCGGCGTCCTGGGTCTTGCAACGCTGGCGTATCCAGTCAGTTAGGGATAGACCGGCCTTGGATGCCTCGGCTTGCCAGTACGTCTTCTCTTCCGCTGAGATGCGGATGTGTAGCCTTTCCACGGTTCACCTCCATTGCGCGTACAGAACACGCCGCTATTGTACGCGCAACCGGTCTGTGCGCGTACAGGGAATCGGCGTCTGTACGCGCAGACTGTCAGGACGTGGGTTCGCCTGGCGGTGGTGCGGGATCGGTCGGAGGTGCTGGTGTGGGTTGCTCCACTGTACCGGGGGGGGGTACAGTGGTGGGAGTCTGCTCAATCTGCTGGACAGTCGCCTTCTTCTTGGCCTCGGCTCGTTCCGCTGCTGCACGGAGTAGTTCGAGCAACCGCTTGTCTCTCGCTTCAGGGTCCATCGTCTGGCCGGAAAGGTGCGTCGCTTGCTCTCTCAGGAGACGCATCTTGTCAACGGCGATGGCGGCCGCGACCATGCGCCGCGAGAGTGGTTCCTTCTTGAAGTCTTCCGGGCAAATGCTGTCGAGTATCTGCCAAGCGATTACCTCGAAAGCGGAAGCAAGATCACCCTTCCTTTGCTCGCTCAAGGCAAGGGCTTGGGGACGCCTTTCAGCGTTTGCCCATTGGCGCAAGGTGCGGTCTGGCATACCTAATTGCCGTGCCGTGAGGGAGATGGCTCCAGGTGTTTCCTTGCCTCCGTTGGCGGCGAGCGCGGCGAGAGCGTTAGCGCGTTGGTCGTCGGTATAGACCGTGGCGTTGATATTGGAGTTACGTCGGCGAGTGGTCTGCGTTGCTGCTGTCATTCTGACAGGATAGCGGAAGTGTTGGGGGAAGTGAAGCGAGACGGTAGGCGTTGCCGTCTCGCGGGGGTCAATCGTCGGGGAAGTATTCCCAGCTGAGGATGCGTCCGTCGTGTGGTATCTCGGCCTGGCCGGTGCCGAGTGAGAGGGCCAGTTCAATCTGGCTGACTACCGTTTCGGGTAGTGGTGGCGGTCCTCGTGGGTCCAGGATGCCGTGTTTAGAGAGGCGGTAGACGCCGCGGGGCCGTATGGTGTCCTCGTCGTAGTCGGGGGCTATCGAGACGATGGAGATACGTCCCTTTCGGAGTTTGGGGCGTGGGAGGTGGAGGGGCATGGGCTACCATCTCCTTCCGCACGCTTTGGGAATGATTCCAGTCGTGCGGACGTGTTCCAGGTCTTCGCGGATTTGCTCCAAGTTGCCGAAGCGCGAACGCTCGTACAAACCGTGCTGAGCGAGATTCCAGCAATCGCGGCTGATACGCTTGAGAGTGAACAGTCGATCGTGCGCGCTAAAGGTGACGGACTGACCACACTTCAATTCTTTCGGATCGTACAGTTTATTCGTCATCGGTCTGTATCCTTCCATTGGGCGAAAGAGTGGAATCAGGAACGGCGGACATAGCTGCGTGCGCCAAGCGCGGCCGCATTGTGCAGCTGGGCACGGTTGACGGACTGCTTCGCAAGGTTTAGGTGAGACAAGGCGCTTAGCAGTTCTTCTTGGGCAAGCGGTGCGAGCGCTTCCATGATGATGCCATAGCCGTGGTCGGCGCCGTCTGCGAGCGCATCACCTGCGAGCGTCTGTATCGCAGCGGCGAACAATTCGAGCGGTTCCATTTGTGGTACTCCTGTCGGGGCGACAGTGGAGAGGCGCGGCAACGGTTGCCGCGCCCGTGGGGAACAAGGTTAATTATGACAGGCGCCGGGTTTCTCTTTTTTCCGTGGTTTGGCGCTACGGATGGCGCCGCAAGTACCGTCGTGATTGACGCTGCCTGGACACTCCCCGGACCGCGTCCAGCGCACAATGTTCGTATCGCCGCAGGGTATGCGACCGCCGCAGCACGAGCAGGTGCCACAATGATGATACTCGGACTGTTTCACGTTGTTACTCCAATGCGTCCGGCGCCCTGAGGCGCCGGACTGGTGGTGTGGATCAAAGGCGGAAATCGCGGCACAGCTGCCGATTGGCTTCATGCGCCGCGAGGGCAGCGCGGTAGCATCCCTTGCGGAACGGTTTGGAGAACGCATAGCCGCGGACACCATCCTTGCGGCGCATGCGACGGACGAAGTCACGGACTACGGCTGCGCGCGGCGTGCCGACGTGTATGCGGGCGACGAGCCATTCGATTTGCCCGGTTGGGACAAGGGGACTATCCATCGTGTGTACTCCGTATGGTTTTCTCCGTGCGACCGCTGGGGACAGTCCCCAGCGGTAAGGCGTCCGCTCCCGTACTGTGAGGGGAGCGGACGCGGAAACTACTCTGCGGGCGTCTCAACGATCGCGCCCTCTCCGTTGACGCGGAGGATAGCTCCGGCTACCTGCGTATCCGGTGTCAGGGTCTTGCGGTGCGCGGCACCGGCTTTCACCGCCGCTTTACCCGTGCTGCACTCGCGCAGCACGACGTAATCCGCCTCAATCCGCACGACGTATCCGTACCAGCGCTTCGCGCTCTTCCGGCCGCTGCCGGTATAGTAGTCAGCCCCGAATTCCAGCGCGTCCCCTGCGGTCCAGTCCGGCAGGAGATAGTAGCTGTCCCCCTTCGCTTTCGGCGCGAAGTCGCGGGCCAGTCCGCCGGGGGACGCTGGGCTAGTGCCGATAATGGCGAGCCAGTTTTTGCCGCGGCTATGCGATTGCCAACAGCCAGCAGGAACCTGCGTCAGCGCGCCGTCCTCGATATTCAGCGCGAGGTCACCATCCGCGAGGCCGCGCTCTGCCCGTTTCGCCGCAATCCGCGCGGCTTTGGCGTCCGCTTCCACCTGGAGCGCGGCCAGTTTCGCCGCGCTCTCCACTTCGGCAGCTGCTCTGGCGGTCGCGTTCTGCGCGTCCAATTCTGCGACCCACGCGACCGCTTCGGGCGACTCCTTCACGGACTGGTCCGCGTAATACGGCCAGTCCGGGGTCAGCTGGACATAGGTCACGGCCTCTGGCCGGTACTGTGCGACGTGGCCACTACCGCTTGACACCTTGCGCTCGCGCAGCACGGCGAGCGTGGCCTCCCGCCGTTCGGCCAGCTGAGCCGCTACCTTGTACTTTTCCGCCTGCTCGCGGGTCCAGATACCCGCGAGTACATCGGCAGGCGTCGGGAGCGCGTCGTACTCCGGCGCGCCGGAGTGGTCTTGATTGATCAGCGCGCCACCGTCGCACAGTTGCGCGACGGCCAGCAGTCCGGCGTAGCTCGGATCGGTGTGCGGGACTGTCAGAGTCCGCTTCTGCTCTCCGGTCCCGCCGGAGAGCAAGTCCGCCTTGCGGCCTGCCTCACTCAGTCTGACGGTAATCGTAATCACAGTATCCGTCCTCTCGTATAGGTGCCGTCCTGCGCCACTGCGGATCGGCAGTCTCGTGCGTCGTGGCCACGGTAGGGAGCGCTGCAACGTGCAGCGCTCAGAAGGGGCAATCAATCACTTCGGTTGTCGGCGCCGCGGTCGGTCGCGTGACCGCGCGGCATTTCGCGGGCAGACTGTCGGCTAGTGCCTGACAGTCCAGCTCGTACTCGGCTCTCTCTCCGTCCCCCAGGTCAAGGGACGGGTGAGCGAGTAGATCGCGGAGGCAGATCAGCGCGAGGCCAGCGGTCTCGCACAATCGCCAGTAGTCCCGATACTCCGTCATGGTCATGGTCAGTATCCTTCGGAGAGAGTAGGTCATTATTGCACGAGTATGACGTGGATTTCTCCGCACACCGCCGCACTCGCAACGTCGGCGCTGTGCTTGTCGGCATAGACGCCCTGTAATTTCCCTTCGTCGTCAATGACGACGTACACGACTTCACCTTTGATTCGCATGGTTAGTCCTCCCTAGTAGGTCGTATCTCCCCGCTGTGCTGCACAGTCGCAGCACAGTCCCGCGAGCCGGTCTTCCGCGCTCCGAATGTCGTCCAGGATGCCCGCGGCGATCTTGATGCGCCGCAAACCCATCTCGGACGGCGGCGGATTGAGCGCGGCGGTCAGGCGTGCGGACAACGTGCCGCACGCCGTCAAGTCGAACAATCCATCGTCTGTCTGTAGCATTGTCGTATCCTTCCGAGTAGGTCAGTCGTCGGCAGTCCCTCCGGCGCTGACTGCCTATCGAGTTTTCTTTGACCGCGTTGGGCAGGAAGAGATATAGCAGTATCCGTGCCGTTCGTGTTTGATGATGGGAAACCATGCCGCACAATCGCCGTAAGTCTATATGGTGTAACGAGATGAAAATTCAACCGCGTCGAATGGCACGGACGGAATTAAAGACGGTGCTAGTCTCTGACTGCCTCATTCTGCTGATATTGGTGTATCATTCTGCACAAATAGAGCAGTATCGCTACAACGCTTCCGTACACTGCCGAAAACAGGGGCGCCACCGCGCGGAGAGCCGAGTAGGGTATCGGTCCGGCTCGCGCTCCGATCTAGCGGCTAATGCGTTCCTGCGTCGTCCGGGAGGAAGTCCGTCACTTGGACTCCTAGCGCGGCCGCCAGTGCCACCACTGCGCCCCATACCGGACCGGCCGCGCCGCGTTTCGGAGCGCTCCGGTCTGGTCCGCGCTCGAGCTGTGCCACCGCCTGATAGTGCATCCCGCAGCGCTCCGCCAGCTGGACCTGAGTCAACCCCGCCGCGCGACGCAACTCCCGCAGTCGGCCGCCGAAGGTGCGGGCCGCCCGCTGCCAGGCTTGGCTACCGCTGCCAGGCTTGGCGCGTGGCTTACGATTCTGCTTCGAGACGCTATCCGGGTCGGCATGGTCCTGTGAGGCCAGCAGCGGCGATCCTGCGGCGTCTGCCGTGGAATCCGGCGCCGGAGAATCCGACAGCGCGGCAGGGACTTCGTGTAGGTCAGGGCCGATCTGACGCGAGTCCTCCAAAGCAACCGCGAAAGGGATAGACATGACGTTCTAACCTATGTGCGAGCTTGAGCGTAGAAGGAGCCGCCAGTGAAGCAGGACCGGCCACCGCTCATCACTTCGGCAACCGACCCGGCTTGTTGAGGAGACACCGTTATAGTACGCTGTGCTTTGTGATAGTCAAGTATCGGCAGCTTGTTCGATCAACGTGTGGCGCTGAAGTAAGGCACGTCCGCGCCCCGGATATGCTTCTTCTGCACGATCCCGGCAGCCCGCTCGTACTCCTTCTGGGCTACGTGTGCCGCTGCCCGTAGTTTTTCCTTGCGCTGGCGACTCGCGTTCAGGGGACAGTCGAGCCACGCATCGAATGCGTCTTCCGCTGCGTACTTGAGTTGTACTGTGGTCATCGTTCACCACTCCTTCCGCATTGTCAGGCCACGATCGGAACCTCTGTAAGCCACCAACGGCCACCTATCGCCTTCAAGTCTCTCTGGACTATTTCCTCCAAAGCTGCAACACGAGCCAAGCGCTCTGGCGATTTGTAAAAGGCAGCCCGCACGTCCATTCTGTTCGCCACTGGACCAAAGGTGAAAAATCGAAGCTGCTCTTTAGGTATGGCGTAACTCGGACGGCAAGCGTCAATCTTGCCGTACCTACCTCTCCAGATCAATCGAGCCATCGCTGCTCTTGCCGACTTGCTCATCACCACTCCTTACGCATGGGCTTTCTCGCCGTGGCTATTCGCACGATCCGCGGTGCGTACAATGCTGGATCACGAACGGCGTCGTAATCCTCGCATTCCTTTGGTGGCATCGTCGGCAGCTGCTCAGCGATCATGGCGAGCAACTCGGATTCCGTTGGCTCTGGACCCGGCGACATCTTCGACGGTGGGTACAGGTCGCGGATACTCAGGTCGTAGAAGCAGCGGTGACAAAGTCGCCTCGGTCGATTCGCCCGGACGTGACCGCAATGTCGGCATTTCATCGGTTCTCCTTCAGTTCAGGCAGATCGGACCTTGATACGCCAACCTCGGCAACCTCGGCAGATCGCGGTAATAGATCACGAACACCGAGTTGTCGATACCGCTCAACCACATTCCTGCCAGAAACAAATGTGCCATCGGCTCCCCCTCGCTCACTCAGGCATTCTAAAAATAGACACAAGGCGATTGTGGCAGCGAGTCAATCCCTTACTCAACGGCCCCGGCGTCTTCCGTAAAGCGGCCAGAACTCGCTCACTCGTTTTCCAGGCGTCGTGTTTCCATCCCAACTCATCGGCGATTAGATGGAGTAATCCTTCATCTCCCCACATAACCGCTGGATTGTCCGTTTTCCTTAGCACGATCATAGTTGCTTCCCAAACTTTCATCTTCCTTCCCCCTCGCTCACTGCTGAGCTTTGTTTCCTTCAAGAAGTCGTTTCAGAGCCGCGCCTCCACAGTCGGGACACGTCACCCAGCCACCTTTGGGAGAATGTACCCCACGCGGTTTGTCTCCGCACCGCCTGCATTTTGGAGTAGCGGCTTTAGCTTTTCTTTTCCCGATCATCGTTCGGTCCTTTCTCGCTTACTGCTGAGCGGCTTGAATATGGTTCCTGTACCACTTTTCCGCTTCGACCAGAGCCGTGAACGGGTCACGATATTGACACTTGCCGAATTCTCGTTCTACTGCTATCGGCATCCCCGCAACTGTCCACAACACAGTATCCATCAGATTCGACGGATAAGCGTACCACCCGCGCCACATCATCACCTCTAAGGCGTTGCGGGCCAGAACGAATTGATTGGCATCTTCTTCCGAAAGGAATTTGCCGACAACACCAGACGGACCAAACACTTGCCAGACCTTGCCGACAATGTCACTCCATCCCTCTTCGACTCGCCACGGCGCCGGACTCAGCTGGCTCAGGTCGCTCATCGGCTCCCCCTCGCTCACTCAGTTGCCCACTCAGGAAGGATTACATCCGGTGTCGGTAGCCACTGAAACAAAGCTTGCCGACCCTTGCAAGGAACAGGAACCGGCAGAGCGTGGAAGCGGTCGCAAATCCACGCGAACCTACCCGGTGAATAATCACCGAACGCCAGTTCCTTTGGCCCGACAACCTCGCGGAACAACGTCTCGGTAGGTACACAAGAAGCCACTCGGACGATACCAACGACAGCACCGAAAGAGCGGTCGAAGTCCTCGTGCAGATACCGGCCGAATTGTTTCCGCAGGCTCCATTGTAACGCTGGTTGAAACGGCGGAATGGTAGTCATGCTTTCCAGTTCCGTATTCCACTTTTTCGCGGCGTGTATTACGAGAACACACGGCATGGGACGCGGAAACGGCCAAGAGCGGGTTTCGATCCGCTTCTCCCCGTTCACGAGCAGAGTTGCCCAGGGTTGCCACAGAGAGATTGTCAGTATGTTGCCCCCTCGCTCACTGCTGAGCGGCTACTTGTTGGAACTGCAAGGCGGATAAACCCCCTTACCCCCTTTGAAGGGGAAGAGGAAGCGAAGGTCAATCTCAACAGGCCGGGGTTGCTTACGACAGCAACGCTCGCCGCTCACCAAGAGCGGCCCCTAGTCATTTGGCTGACATAGCCTTTATCCGCCGCGGTTTGCAGCGGTCCTGCTGAGGTACGACACGTTCTCGGTGTGTCGAGTACCCTACCGTGCGGGCGAGTATCAGCTTCATTTCGCAAGGCACGATCCGCAACGCTTTTTGTTGCCGCTGTGTTTCTTGCCACATTGAACACATCGTCCCTGAGCGAGCATCTTTCGTTGCCAGAGGACTTGACGACTTGGCAGTAGCGCCCTCGCCGCTTTCCTCTCCAACCGTGCGGCGAGCCGTTGGGCTTGCCCGGCGCGTTTCTTTTCCAAGTACACGCACTTGCGGCGTCCCTGTCTGAACTTGTCCTGTTCGTTTTCTTTCCGAGTTGCCCAACGCAAGTTTGAAAGCGAACAGTTCAATGGGTTGGGATCAGGATGATGGGCCGCCACCATTCCTTCTGGGCATGGACCGACGAACGCTTCCAAGACAAGGCGGTGGACCTTGCGGCTGGTTGTAGCGTTGAGCAAGACTGCTCGATAGCCCATTTCTCCGACACGGCTACCTTTCAGTTCTTTCCAGGAGCCAGTTTTGCCGCTCCATACAGAGCCGTCTGAACCGACGCGATAGCCGGGAAACTCTGGAACATCGCGGTACTCAAGCGTAGAATCGAACTCAGGCATGACCTGCACTCCACTGCGGGTTGTGTTGAACGGCAGTCGGTTCGTACCCGACTGCCGTTCTTCATTCTACGAAATCTCCGGCGGCTTGGCCGTGTCAAGCGGAATCCCGGCGAACTTGGTGCATCACTTTTCCGTCCTCAATCTTCCGGCCGCACAGATGATCGGCACAGTAGGCCCACCACGATTTTCTCTTCGTGCCTCGCAGTATCGCTAGGCATTGTCAATAGTCCTTACTTCAACTTGGACACACGGAGAGGAATCGCTAGGCAGATAGCGAAGGTTAATTGAATGCACGAATTTCAGGCTGTCATCGGGAATCACGTCCCACGCCACAAGCAAATCGACGCTTGCTTTTTCGATGTTCGCAAGGTCGCGTTGTTCATTCACCTGTCCTGTCAGCGTCAGTGTGATAGAGACAGGCGTAGCGACACTGAAGACCTCTTCCACAGATTGAATCGCTTCTGTAATCCAATCGCGGTACGCCTTGCTCTTGACACGCCGCTTACCGACAGAAGCGAAGAGATTATTAGTGGACGGAGGCAACGGCAGAACGCAGGAGAACACCGTCTGGAGCGGCTTGACCGGCTCGGCGAGTCCGGCCAGAGCGAGACACTTCCGGCCAAGCTCGGAATTCGGGTCGATGCCCATTGGTTCATCCTCTAAGTTTGCAGACCTCTCCCCAGGAATAACCGCTGTCCAGGCTCAGCACCGGCCAGCCAAGCCGCTCTTCGTTGCCAGCCAGGTCGGTGTTGTCGCCGTTCGGCTCAATGCCCTGCTCGCGTAGGTCTTCGGCGAGATTTTCACGCTCGCGTTCCTTCTCAGAAAACTCGTCGATCAGCAGGTCGATCACGGCGTCGATCTGGTCGTAACCGTTCGAGTCCGGCGCCGCGAAGAAGTCGGAATCGACGCGGATAAGGTAATAGTCGGGCCGCGTATTCAGCGGCTCAAACCACAGGAGTAGCTCGCCGTTGCCGTGGTGAGCTTCGCACACCGCCGGAGTCACGGTGTACTCTTGGCCCCAGAAATGCACCTTCCGGGGCTTCCGATACTTTTTGGGGATCGGCGGCGCTTTTTTGGTTTTCATCGGTTCACCTCGTACTTGCAGGATTGGGATTGTTCACTTGAGAGCCTCCCGTTTCTTCTTCCACTTCCGCTGTAGAGCGACCGCTCCCCTCTCTGGACCATAGCCGCGAACTCGGCCAGTTCTTCGCGGATGCCGTCCAGCATTGCGCAGGCGTCGTCCTCCGCAATCCCGTCGTCGATCCGGTAGAGAATGCCCATCATTCCCTGAAACCCGGCAAAGACCGGAGTGGTTGCACACTCCGGTCCTCGCTGATCCTGTCGGTTTAGCAGCCCTGTCCGTACTGGACGGTTCCCCGTCTGTTTTGGAAGCACACTGGGGAAGCCGACAAACAGGCTGCGCTCTTACCTGGAGGCTCTATGTCTAAGCATAGACCGCCACGGAAGAAGACCTTGCGCCGTAAGAAACGCCGCCGTGCCGGGCATGGCGATGATCTGAGCCTCCAGCTCTCTGCTGATTCTAGCTGTAGGCATGGACGACAACCTCCGGGTAAAGATAGCGAATCTTTTTGTTCTGTGACATTGCGTAGTTAATCTCGCGGCGTGTCGAGTAGCCCGTATAGCCGTCGACATTAAGGATCAGCACTTCATCGGCCAAGTCGATCTTGCGGAAGTGCAATTCATCCAGGGCGAGCTTTTCAGCTTCCGTGGGCGTGTACACCTCCGCGTCGGCGTGGCTGTAGAGGCCGACACTCAGCACGATCTTGCCAGCCATCGTCTCGCGGAAGTTCGCGTCGATGAAGGCTTGCTTGAACTTGGTCGAACCGCAGAGACAGACGATAATCGGCTTCATGGTTCACCCCGTACTTGCAGGATTGGGACTGGTTCCGAGCAACCTCTTCTCTTGGGACCGGCGGAAGCGTGCCTTTGCTTCCCGTATCTTCTTCAACTCCAGTTGGCGTTTATTCGTGCAGACTCGGCAGGTGTTTCGCTCCCACCGCGCGCCAGTTATCCGGTGAGGAGTGGTGAGCGGGAAGTCACTGAGCGGCTTTGTCTTGCCGCACGTTCGACAGCGCTTCATTTAGACGCCGCCTTTCATTTTCTCAATCACAGTGATTGCACCGGCCAACGCGTGGGCCATGAATGCTTCGATGACGGGGCCGGTCTCCGCAGAGCCGTAGTATTCGTCGTCGATTTCGGGCCAGTCAGGGCAGACGAAAAACCACGCGCCGATCACTTTCTCTCCGTGGAGAGTGTGGCCGTTCACGGTCAGGTCCAGGGTTTTCATTTTCTCTTTAGACTTTTTCATCGACGTTCTCCGGGGCGCAAGGGCCATTGTATTTCCACGTTTGCTCCGGTTCTCCACAAGCCGGGCAGACGTGAGCAGAGTCATCGGCCTTGCAAGAGTCCCGATGCTCCCAAATGAAGCCACAGGCAGCGCAGGAGTGCCGGTGGTAGCCTGGCTTGTCCTCGTACTCGATTTCTTCCGGTTTCATCGGTTCACCTCTTGGGTTCGATCAGTCCGGTTTGAATCCATTTTGATCCATCCATTCGCAAACCATGCGGTTGAATTCCTCGGCGTTGGGGCCGATGACACACCACACGGTACAGAGCATTTGCTCATCCTTGACGAAGTTCTTCTCGAACACTTCCGAGCCGGACATTTCAACGTGCCGGACCAGAGCTTCGCAAATCTCTTCGGATGTTTGGTTCATAGTCGCCTGATTCTGTTGATTTCTGCCTCTGCCTGTTCTCCGGTCACGCCTTCGCGTTTCCCGGCTATCTCCCACAATTCCTCAGCTGTCGGTGACTGGCCCAAGTGGTGCCGTCCGTGGCAATCGTTACCTCCGCTGAACGGCGCGCAGAGACTAACTAAGTTCAGGGGGTGGTCAATCCGTCTGCCTCCACCCATTCCTTTTCCAAGGATGTGGGCCGCCTCGCGCGCCGATACGAAGCGGCCACACGCCTCGCAAACGCCTTCGCCGCGGAAAGTGGCCAGCAGTTTTTCGTTTGGGGGGTAGCGTTTCATGGTGTCGTCAACGCCCTTTCAATCGTCCATCCGCGAAAAACTCGCATTGCGATGTTGCCAGGATTGATATTTAACTCGCTGGCCCATTGGCTGATTGTCAGTCGCTTTCCTTGGAACTCTAACAGGTGATTCCCGGAACGGTTATTGTTTTGCTCTTTCGCGGTTGCCCAGCGACAGTTGCCCGGTTCGTAATTGCCGTCGTTATTCGGGAAGCGGTCGATACTCTTTCCATGCGGACATTCACCCATATCCGCCAGGAACGCCTCGAATGATTCACTCCACCGCTCACAGACATTGATGCCGCGACCGCCGTAACGATCATAATATTTGTGCTTCGGATCGTTGCATCGCTGTTTCATTCCCGCCCAAGCATTGTAAGTTCGATTGCGTTTCATTCCCCTGCGAGCATAACCGTGACGTGGTTTTCCACTCATAGCAACCTCTGGCGGAAGGTACGCGCCGATCCTTTGGCATGTTCGGCCCGCCAGAGACGAGACGCGCAAAGGACCGGCGTTTTTCAGGTGTTTGGCTGGCGGGCCAGAGAAAGAGATTACCACGGACACCGCCGCCAAGTCAAGGGCTTAAAAGGTCAATGACGGCGGAAAGGATCGGATCGGTTTCCACCTTCTCTGCCTTGAGAAGTAGTTTCCGCGCGAGAGCGACGCTGCGCTCCAAATCTTTCAGTTCCGTGGCGTAGCTTCGCTTTGCTCGTGTCTGCTTGGCCTGCCCTCGGCTGCGCTTGCCGATCGGCGGGTTCGGCGGTTCCATTACGGTGCTGTTATCTTCGGTGGTCATGGATTCCTCTCGATTCTCTTGAGCAAGTAAGTTCTGAGTCGGAGCAGTTGTTGAAACCTTGGCCCGCCGGTGATGAGGCGAGCAATGGGCGGCGTAAGCATTCCGGGCGGAACCATAAGAAGCGGCGCGTCGAGCTTCTGTTCCACCTTCCGAAGAATGCGAGCGGACCAAGAGCCGAACAGCCAGTTCATCATGGGGTTCTCCGGTTGAAGGTTGCCGACCGGGTGATTCAACTCTTGGCTTCCTTAATCCGTTGGACGGCCCTTGCGGTTTCCACGCCGATCATCTGTCCGCAGCCGCCGTCGAAGCGGAATTTCAACAGCGGGAACTTGCCCATTCCCTGCCAGCAGTCGCGGCAAAACTCGCCGTCCAGGGCTTGCACCTTGCGATAAATCGCCGCGTTGAAGTAGTCGCCCTCGATCTCCACGAACGCCGGGAAAGAACCGATAGCGTTGCCGTTGCAGTTCGGGCACGGCCTCGATCCCGTTGGCGGGAAATGGCCAGATCCCTTGCACTTTGGGCACTGCTTCGGATACGAGATATGATAGTTGCTCCCGACCCAGACATTCCCAACGCCCTGACACGCCTCGCACTCCTGCCAAGGTCCATTTCCAGTGTGCCCGTACCCATCGCAGACAGGGCAATCCGAATCGGCAGCGACAATCGGTGACAGGTTCGGCAACGGACGCCAGCACTGTAAGCGATCGTGATTCCACGAGAGCATATCGAACGGCGGAACCTTTCCCTTGTGGTCTACCACGTCGCCCAGCTGTGGCCGCACCTGGACGCAGACGATCCCGTTCGTCGCGTAGGTGTATTCCTGAAATTCGTAGGGCAGGCGCATGTCATACTTTGGCCGTGCCTCGCGTGAGCAGAAGGTTTTCAGGTCGATCCGCTTTCGCGGCGACGGCAGGATGAAGGCGACTAAGCTCGCGGTCATCGTCAGCAATGCTTCGCGGCGGTTCACGTTCGTTTCTCCGGTTGTTTCGCCGTCCCATTGACGGCTGGTTTGGGTTTAGCCGGTTCGAGGCATTCCAGCGCCTGAACCGCATTCCAGTAGATCAAGGACAAGTGTTTCAGCAGTTTCTTGGCTTTCCAGTCCTCCGGCACGACAAGCGGCAACATGGGTTCCTCGCCGGAATTAAGTGCCCTTCGCATGGCTTTCGCATCGTGGCCGATGTTGCCAAGAGTCACGGCTACGTCCAGGCGGCATTCTTCTGTCTCGGCAAGGAGCGTTTCCAGAGCCGTGATAATGTCGTCGTCGGTGAAGGCTTCGCGGTTCATGCTGTCACCTTCTCCGCTTCCAATGGGAATGGCGCACCATGCACCTTATCGGGATCGGGTGTGCATTCCATGAATGCAACCACCCAATCTGGAGTCCGCACGATGAAGCCAGTTCCGTAATTTTTACCTGAGGTGGTGAAGGTGCCGATCGTGGCCTCAATCGCGTCCAGGTGAGCGAACGCATCGGCCAACAGCGCGCAGTCTACGACGTGCTTGCCGAGAAGAGCGTAGCGTCGGTCGCGTTCGACTGTCACGACCTTATCACCAGCGCACGCATCACACGGATCGACGTAGCCCTGACAACAGGCGTTGCCACAACGACAGTTGTACTTGCCCCAACCGTTGCACTCAGGGCACGGTTTGGTTGTCTGCGGTGTAAATGGTCCAACCCATGCCTTGAATGCCGCGTAGTCGAGTGGGATGGTGGCCGGATGATTGAGGATATTCGGCAAGCGCTCCTTGAGTTCGGGAATCGCCTCTACCCCGCTGATAGTGTTCCTGATCGCTACGCAGATAGCACTGTTCGTGGCGGCGTAGTACGGTTCTCCGTCCAGTGTGATGAGGTAGACGTTACTCATCCACTCAGGATGCTCTTTGGTTAGTGATTTCAGGAATGTCGCGTCGATCATGTTTCCTCCGGTTTCTTGTCGAACAGGTCAGGTCCAGCAGCCAGAGCTTCGAGAGCCTTGTCCACCCGCTTCTCCATCTCCTGTGCCTTGTGGAGCGATTCTATCCTTCGCGTCTTAAAATAATCCTTCTGGTGCGCTCGCATCAGCCGGACCATCGCGGCCAGTTCTTCGAGGGTCATCGTGTCACCATATGCTTTCTGCTTGTATCCGCACGTTCCAATAGCCCCACTTTATGAGCAGCGATTGCAGACCGACACTTTCGGGATCAACGTCGCCCACGATAACCAGTTCCGCAGAGTAGGCGACGACGCCAGCGACACAACCGACACGCCTTACATCGGCATGCCAAGTCGCCTGCACCAATCGACCAGACCACGGCGATAAAACGTAGAGCATCGCATCACCACTTCACGTCGTCCGGTTTCTTCTGCTTGGACATGGTGTCACCTCAGAATGGCGAAGTAGTCTTGTGCATTGGCATTGCTCCGCGAACGTACCATGACGGCGCGAAGTAGTCGCTCTGATAATCCGATTCGTCCGTGTAATCGGGGAACGCTCGAAAGAGTATCTGATGTTCCACCTTATAATCCGTCCGCTGTTCTAACTGCACGTCACGAATTGCAAGGTGGAAGACCTTCGGGTAATCGACGTGGACCCAATGGGAATTTCTGCCAGTCGGCAAGTAGACCCGAACGTGAGGTAAGCACCAGCTGCGGAACAATGCGCGGCACAAGTTCGCCCGCTCTTTCAGCGAAAGACCCCTACCAGTGTGTACCGTCACGACCTCGGCAGGATCGAACCTGTCAAGAACTGCCTGGAACTCCATAGACCGGCAAAAGGCTATCACCCAATGCCCCACGTCCTCGCCTTTCCGATTGGGCTTTTGCTGGTGAGCGAACAAATCCGCTATGTCGTCGTGGCCGTGTTCCCTGAGCCAATCGAGAGCCATCTGTGAAGCGACATACTCGCCAGACAGAGCGGCTTCTGCCAACAAGGTAAGTTCACGCAATGGGGAGTGAGCTTTCACGATTGCACCTTCTTTCGCCCGAAGTTCGGATGCACGTCGCTGACCTTTTCTCCGCGCTGTTCCCACGGAGGAAGGCAAGGGAAGTCCGCATCAGGCCACTGGCCGTATTTGTTGTGGTATTGTCGGCTCGCCATCTTGAACGTCCCGTTCCTGTGAGCAGCCATTCCAAGGCAAGCGAACCACGTTTTGATCTTCTCTTCGCGGGAGTAGGTCTTAGCATCCGCCGTCCGTTCCGCCTCAGTCAGAATCTCATTCCGCGACCTCACCGGCGGCGCCTCAAAGATCGACTTCGGCGGCTTCGCAGGCGCCCGACCGCACTGCGGACACGCCTTCTGCCCGTGGTAGGCCAGTTCACAGTGCTTGCAGTAGTACGCCTTCTCCGTCTCTCCGGCAGCGTGCTTCTCCTTCCATTTGGCATCCACGTTGCCTAGAAGCGTCCATTCCGTGTCCTCGTCGGTGAAGCCGTGGTCGAAGACGTTGCCACCGTGGTCGATGCCGATGCCATACTCCTTACCTTCTGCCGTCCGCATGACACGGCCCATTCCCTGAATCCAGCGGACACGGCTGCCCACGTTGCAAAAGAACTGACAGGTTCCCAACTCCGGCAGGTCGAAGCCCACTCCCACGATCCCGACGTTGGAGAGTATCTTGATCCGTCCGGCGCGCACGTCGTCGAAGATGCGATCGCGTTCATCATCCGGTGTGTCGGCGTCAATGTGCGCCGCCGTGATACCCTGTTCCTGATAAGCCTTCACCGCGTCCAGACTGTGCTGTACGCGAGCGCAGAACAACACAGTAGGCCGATCCTCGCCGTACTGCTGCCAACTCTCCACAAGATCTCCTGCGATGCCCTTGAGCAATCGCTTGCCCTTCCTCTTTCGTGCCGGTGCAAAGATTTTCACTGGCACGAGATAACCTTCCCGCACCAGCTGAGTCGTCGGCGCCGCACAGACTATGCTCTGTGCCCACGGCCCCAACCCGGCGCCGTCCGGCCCCACGGGAGTAGCTGTCAGAAGCAACACCGTTGCCGCCGGGTAGTGACCAATGATCCGACGGTACTCGGACTTCGGAGCAGCTGCCAAGTGCGCCTCATCCACGATGAGCAGTCCGGCCGGAGGCATATCGAGCCACTCATTGTTTACACACCGCGAGATAAGCGTATCACGCGAAGCCACTTGGACGAGATGCGAGGAATTCGATCCTTTGCCGCGCATGATGACACCGTGCGGCACCGTGAACTCACGGAGTCGTTCGGATATTTGATCCACGAGGCGGCGGCGGTGGACCATGAAAAGCGTCGGCACGTTCTTCTGCATAGCCTGTTGGCACATAAACGCCGCGACGGTGTTCTTCCCGAACCCCGTGGCGGCTTGCGCCACGATGATGCGGGCGCCCGAGGCACGCGCGGCACGGAGGCGGTTGTAGAAGTCCACCTGTAGAGGCTTCAAGGTCTGGCTCACGCGACCACCTGATTTCTTGTGAGATATTCGATTGCTGACCGCAGCACAGTAATATCGTCTCCAGCACAACCAAGCATTCGGTTACAAGCCCCGCAAAGCAAACCTCGCACTGCGTTCGTTTCGTGGTCGTGATCGACAGACAATGGATGAACAACGCCGGTTTTTTTCGTAATACTCGTCTCTGGACGCTGGCAGATTTCACAGAGATTTCCTTGTGCCTCCACCAGCGAATCGTATTCTTGCTGGGTCATTCCGTATTTGGTGCGGATATGACACCTTCGGGCAGCGGCAGAGTTTTTGCCTGGATTGTCTTTCTTCCACTTTGCGATGCGGTCAAGATAGCATCGTTTACAATAGGGCAAGAAATACCACTTTCCATTCCTTTGCTTGGCCTTGTAGAATTCGACAAGCGGTTTGTCCTGATTGCACAATCTACAGAATCTTGGACTCCCATTGAAAAGAATCCGCGTTTTGATATTCAACATTTCAACTTGTCCTTCAACTGCTGATAAAGATTGCGGGACACAAGACCAGAACTTCGGCAGTCAGAGCAGCCTTTCCCTTGACACATTGGACAGACAGCGGCAGGGCGATTTTCCTTAACGTGGTCAAGAAGTTTGTCAAGGTATTGCTGGACGAAGATCGCGCCGTCGGCTATGTCCTTCGCGTCAAAGAACGGGTAACGCTTCTTCCGCTTCTCGATACTGTCGGGAATGCGTGCGGCGAGGATCTTGTCGTTCATCGCCGCAAGCATGTCGAAGGTGTCCTGTATCCACGGATCGAAGAGAGCATCGCGGCAGCGCTTCGGAACCTCGTTCCCGAAACAGTCCTTCTCACCGCTGGGGTCTGTAGCCGTGCCTGCCTTTTTGTTGGGCTTACCTTCCTTGCGGTTCAGGTCGCGGCAATCGGGACAGTTGGCGCGAACGCCTTTCCGCGTGCAGGCCGGACAGAGTTTACGACCGGGTTTCGGCTTCTTCGCCGGTTGCTGACGACCACGCCTATCCGTGCGAGTTTGCCCGTTAGTCGATCCGTTATTGTCGCTGGTGCGCGATCGCGCACCAGCCTCTATCTCTTCTCGGACAGTGGCAACCAACTGATCCCCGACCTTACATTGCTCCGCAACCCATCGGTTGCTCGCCTGCGACCACTGCTCGTCAGTTAGCAGCGCCGTCACGGCCTTACGCTTGTCCTCATTGGACCTTCGCAAGCCGTGGTCGGAATTGTCACCTGCCGCGAAGATAATCGCGTCACGCTGAGTGCCTACGCGGACCTCGCAGGGCATTGCAGGTATTCCGGCTTTCTCGTGACCGATGTAGCGGTGGAAGCCACCCCCCAGCCAGTAATGCGCCCCGTCGTGGAAGACGACGGCATTCGGAAGTTTCCCGCCGCCGCGTAGCACATCGGCCAGTTCTTCGACGTACTCTTGGTCGATCTCTACGCGCATCTGTGTGCCGCCGTCGATCCTGATTTCACTGAGTAGCAGAGACTTATTCATCGGATAGATTCTCCGTGATAGTAGCCCATTGTTCGGATACCGCCGCCAGCTGCCGACGATGCGTCTCTTCCCGTTCGACCGCCTCTTGCCAGGCGTACTCGTCGCGGATGGAGAGGATGGAGTCTCGCACCAGACCGGCCAGTACATCCGGCGGGAGTGCGTCCAACTCCCACGACTCGCGGCCGTAAACGCGGATGTATTCAGCTGCGCGGCTGTCCGTGATCTTCGCCGGGTTCGGCGGTGGTTCGTATTCTTCCACCTGTTCCATGTTCAAGGCCAATCGGTTGAACTGCACGCCGCCCATGAACAGTTCAAGCCGCTCCGTAATGTCGCGGCTCATGTCGATCCCGCTGGGGTCGTGGTCACCGAAGTGGAAGATAACCGGCTTCTGATCGGCCTTGAGCCAGCCTTTCAACCGCTGACCGGCAACCCACATTTCCGACTGCGACGTGTAGCCACGGCAAGAGAAGTAGGGCACTTGCAACTCCTGACAGACCCGCTCGAACACACCAGCGAGCGCGTCTTTCTCAATCCAGATTTCAGGCCGGTGAGTCTGACTGGCCCACTTGTCGATGCGGAACTGATCCGCACAAGCCGAGATGATCGACGACGGAGAAGCCCAGCACGGCTGGCTCTTGAGGTTCCGGGTCCGATCTTCCATCAAAGCCCAATCGACCAGCCCGGCCAAGCGCGCGTCATTGATGACGCTGCCGAGATTCTTGTAACTCGGCATGGTGTTCGGAATCAAGTCCCTGGACACGAACTGGTAAAAAAGTTGACGGAGGGTAAGCACATACCCTTGGGCCTGATACTCCGCGAAGATCGTATTCGCGTGGTCGATGAGCGTCTGAGAGTTTCGGCTGAACTTCCGGGGCGTGTAGCAAATCAGAGGCATTGATGGACTCCTGTAATTGGTCCTAGTACGCGCCGCCGCCACGAAAGATGTCTCCCGCGACGGATATGCGTCCGTGACGACGGCGTTTCTCAGATTGTTTCTGTGGGTCTCTCGCGGGAGACTTCGGACATTAGAACGTGCGACCGGCCCGCTGTCAACGGCTTTCCGCCAACGCAGCGGCGAATTCCTCAACTTGCCGGTCGAAGTCTGAGTCGCCATTGAGAATCCATTTCAAAAAACGGATTTGCACGGCCAGCGCGTAGCAATCCTTGCAGCGGTGACAGTCCGCTTGCAGTTGGTAGGCTTCCTCGCACATGGCCAGAAACGCTCGTAATTCCCGTTCAGACTTCACTGGACACCTCCAAATCCTTGAGATATTGACGCGCCCGTTCTTTCGTGACTCCCATCTCCGCTCCAATCCTAGTCAACGTCAAGCCCTGCGACCGCAACTCGGCTGCTCTCGCCCGGCGCTCCATGTTCTTGACCGGAGGAATGTAAGGTGGTTTCGGCGGTTTCGGTTTTGCCCAATGGCGTCGTCGCGGGACGCCAAGCCTGTCGAGTTTTCCATAGATCGTGTGGAGTTTCGATCCGGCAATCTTCGCCAGTTCGCGGTACGTCGCCCCGGCGTTGCGGCGAAACTCAAGCTCCGTGTCGCTGATTTTCAGGTGCTTGGTCATCCGGCACTTCCTTTCACTTTCTCGAATGCTTCCATGAATCGGTCCCAGAATTCGTTGAGGGCGACAGCGAGCTTTTCGGTGTCGGGGCCGCGCTCAACACGAATGAGCAGCGGCGGTAGCCCTGGACTGTACGAAAGGAACCAGCACACCGGCAAGCCAGTCACCAAAAGATGCCCCTGACATTGCCAACGATAGGCCGGAGGCAAGCCACCGTTGCGGAGGTATTCCACTTGTGTCTCGGCTTGCGGCGCCTTGAGTTCCAATGCTCCGGTCGTAGCCGTTTCCGTGCCAACCAAGGCGTCCGGCGATGCGCCGTATCGTCCGCTGTCGTCCAGGCAGAAGCCACCGTTGTAAACCTCAAGACTGGTCTTGAAGCAAAAGTAAGCCCGTGCTTCGGCCTCACATTGGGCGCCCCAACGCATCGCCCTGTTGGTGTAGTTCTCGACACCTTCGGGCGGGATCAAGGAAAGCCTTTCTCCCACAAGCTGATTGATGAGTTTCTCCTGCTGGGTACTCGGCTTGCCTTCCTTCGGCGTCAGAATCATGTCGAACCGGCTCGCGGTAGGTACACCATTGCGGAGTTTGAACCAAGGCTCTTCGCCCTGGATCACGTCGAAGTATTTCACGTCGGCCTCCCTTCTGGTGGGTTGATTACCTCGGCGATGCCGAGACGCTGCCATTCGACGGCTATCCAGCCTTTTTTGAAGCCAACCTTCTCGGCGAGTGCGGCGACGTTCTCGAACTCCCGGCAGCGTTCGACCAGCTTCGGGACGAACACGCTGGCCGGTTGACCCTGAACGCCCGGAATCATTTTCAAGGTTCCGCAAATCGCACAATGGAAGTATCCCATCGTGTAAGTCACCATCACGTTACAGCACGTTGGGCAATTCATGGCTCGTCATCCTCCAAACAGGGCCGGTACAGCCCCGAACCGCGGCACTGGCGACAGCCGAGAGCAGGATCGGCTCCTCCTCCGCTGCCGTGGCAAGCAGGGCACACGCTGGAATCGCCGTCAAAGTCTTCGTCCCATTCGTCCTGGGCCGGCAAACAGGCATCGTGTAAGAACAGTTCGGGATGGACACGGCTATTCTGCGGAGTCATCACCTGACCGCATTTGCCGCATATCGGCTCGTTCATGACTTGACCTCGTTCGCCTGTCGCCGCAGTTCCTGCAACGCCTTCTGAACGCCCTCGGCTGTCAGGTTCTCCAAGGTGTCCACGTTCAGCCACTTGAAGAATGCTGCGACCTTCTTTGAGTGAACCGCGACCGGCTTTCCCTCACCCATCTTGTCGAGCAGTTCGTTGATTTGCCGGATGTCCTCCGCATCGGCGTAGTGCGTCGTCGGTTCGCCGTCCAAGTCGGTGTCAGCGATGACGAGCGAGAACGCCTTGCGGATCATGTCCCGCTGTCCGTATGTGTTGCTTGAGACATGCCCTTGAATCGCGTTCATCACTTCGCCGCCCTTGGCTCCCTTCCCGTCCAGTGGATAGTCTCCCTGATAGCGCTCGCCGTGCCCCTCTCGGTGTCGGATGTCCAGGATGATCCGCGTGTGGTCCGGCAAGTGCGATTCCCCCTCTCCGAAGCTGAGCGAGAAGCCGTACTTGATGTAGAGAGGCTTGACGGCAGCGAGAACCGTCTCAAGACTGGCGTACATTTTGCCGGTGCGACTGTTCTTCGTCCCGCGGATGATGGTAGTCGTCTCACCCTGGCAAGCGTTCATGTCGCGGGCGTAAGCGGCCCTCGCAAGCCGATCTTCCATCTTGCACTTCAGGTCGATCAACTTCCCGATAGCGTCGGGGTCGATGACCCCCCTCGCCACGATGCGTTCAAGCCAGTCCATCTCGGACGGGCTTTCAACTAGGTCGGCCATAATTCCCTCTAGTAGTGTTGGGCGAACTCAATATTGCCACTTTGAATTACGTTAGCCGGAGCCGTCGCCAGAGCCATAGCCATAGCCAGAGCCGTCGCCAGAGCCGTCGCCAGAGCCAGAGCCATAGCCATAGCCATAGCCGTCGCCAGAGCCAGAGCCAGAGCCAGAGCCGTCGCCAGAGCCAGAGCCATAGCCAGAGCCAGAGCCATAGCCAGAGCCAGAGCCATAGCCAGAGCCAGAGCCATAGCCATAGCCAGAGCCATAGCCAGAGCCAGAGCCATAGCCAGAGCCAGAGCCAGAGCCAGAGCCAGAGCCAGAGCGAATCGGCAACACGAATTTGCCGCCGCGCAGTTCAATCGCGGTCAACTCGTCACCACCATGCTCCTCGAACCAATCGGCGGCATAGGGCCAATCGGTGGATGTAGGCCCTAAACAGAACAGCTTAAAGGTACGAAACAACAGATCATCCGTTGTTGGCATTGCGGCTGCGCTCCAGGTTCTTGCGGGCCTTGTCGGTGCAGAGAATCTTTTCAATCACATCCGACAGCTGGTTGAACGCTGTCGGTTCACTGATGCGGCTGTTCTCGCCGCAACCGTGGTTTGCCATCTCGTTCAGCGAGAACGCTTTCTCCCACCGCCAGATACGACGGCAGTCCTTCACGTCCACGGTCTTACCGTCCTGCGAGATTGCGAGGATGATCCCGCAATGCACGCCTGCATCCCGCGTCCGTAGGAGCATGAATTTATCGATCAGTACCATTTTCTCTCCTAGTATTGGGCGAACTGAAAGCGACAGGCTATTTACCATGCCATCCGGTCAATCCTTACTCGTTACCCGGCTCGCTCGTGGTTCAAAGCTCCGTTATTCCACCCCGCACGGAGCAACACGGGTTGTATGCCGCCGCGGAATCGGCGGGAGTGGTTCACTTCGGCAACGGCTTGCCGCGGAAATCGGGGATGCCGTGGTTCAGCTGCCGAGTCTCTGTCATTCCGGCGACGAACTCGGCCGGGTTGCGTGCCGCTTCCTCGACGGTCGGGGTGTAGCTCGGATCAGCAACGCTGGCTTTCTCGTCGGCTTCTAGAGCGAGCCGCAGACCCTCTTTGACAATCGACTTCCCGAACGCGATCAATTCCCCCGGCGTGTCGAGATGCAGGTCAAGCTCCCCTTTGCGGCTGTCGTCGATTGATAGGCAAACGCCGGGTTTCTTGCCGTTGACCGTTGAAGCCTTCACAGCGAATTTGTCGCCGCCAGTGGCGAACATCGTTACCATCATTTCAATTCCCTCCGAGTAAGAGCCAATTTGACTTCGGGAATCATTGCCAGCCGCATTTCGTCGCGTGGCGTTTCGTCTGCCCAATTCAAGAACCATCGCACCCCGGCGGGTTCTTGAAGCAACTGATCGCACTCATAGCAGAGCTTGGCGAACACTTCTTCGGCCTCGCAGACTTTGGCTTCCATAAAGCCACCGTGTTCAACCACGCCGCACAGTCCGAGCAGGCACGCGGCCTCAACTGGCCAATCAAATACGCATTGCAACGGCGGCGGCGTAGTCGTAGCGCCCTGCAAGAGACGGGGGTCGTCGTTGACCAACGCTTCAAGGCACGCCTCCAACTGCTCGCGGGATAGGAGCGGCGCGATACCGTCACGCCAGACCTTACGCCAGCTTTCCATCTCGTCATCCCTCCCCATCATTGCATCGAGAACAGCGGCCAGCAGGCTCATTGCCCACAGCACGGCCACAGCCAAGCAGACGTCGGTGAAAGAGTCGATTCCGCGTTCCTCCGTGTCAACGCTTCGCCACGAAACCGGCCTCGACAGCCAGCTTCGCAAACTCGTACCCACAGCGTAGCGTGCAGAACACGCCCTCCCCGTCATAGCCCCACTTACGGCCCCTGGCGATGCCAAATTCTGTGTCGAAATAGCGGTCAACTGAAAGTAACTCCCCGCAATAGGCACAGCGGGGTCTATTCGGTGAGGCGTTCAGTTCCTTGATCCTGGCCCGGCGCGTGCGGCGGGCGTCTTGGCTGTCCCTCGAGCGCTGAGCGTTTATCCGAGACTCATCGTTTTCTACGATTTCGAGAGTCATATTCTCCTCCGTGGGGCGAACTGTTACAGGGTGTGGCGATAGTAGTACGAGTAGGCAGGAATCACCAAATCTGTTTCACCGCGAGCCTGTCTCTTCGTGTATTTCCGCAGCACAGTCGGCGGGACGCGCCGCACTCGCTGCCAAGGCCCGTTCATGTTTTTGGATCGTTCCCAAAAAGCAGGTAGAGCGTTGATTGTGTCGAGCAATCGTTGCTGCTGCTCTTCGGTCGGTCGCAGGAAGTGCATAATTCCTCCGTGGGTACGGCCTCGCAATGGGGATTGTGCCGCAGCGGTGATTCCGCGCCCCAATGCGAGAGCCGTTGTTCGGTCAGGTGAGTTTCCGCAGGCACAACTCCGCGGGCCGCAGACGCGGCAAGAGACTATCGCACACGATTGCCGGGCGCGTCAAGCCCGGCTGTCGTCGAATTCTCCACTCGCAATCTCTGAACTACGCCAACGAATTCGTAGTTGCGGAACGTGCCGTCCCAGCGGTACACGCCGCCGGTTTCAGCCTTTATCGACTGAAGAAATTCAATTAAGGCGTCAAAGAACCACGGCGAAGAATCCAAGCCATTCAACTCGCATTCCAGCGGGGTCGGGTTTAGGGGGTCGCTGCCGAAGCAACCTAATGCGAACACGACGTATCCGCTGTACGTCTTCCCCTTCTTCGGCGCAAGATGCCCCCACGTCTGCGCCATAATTTGGGCTTTGTACCGGATTTCCCAGGGAGCAAAGGCATCTGCGATACATTGATGACTCATGGCAATTCTCCGGCCCGCATTTGCTCGCCCAGGGTGCGGTGTTCGCTCAGCATCCCGTTGAGCGCCGCGAGTCGTTCGTCAGGCGTGGCGTAGCGGTAGAGGCGTTCCATCGTCGGTTCAACGGGTGGAATGGCGTACCGATGCTCGGTCAACCCGCCCTTACAAATCTCGCTTCCTCCGACCTCTGTGTAGTGGCCGTGGATGAAACTCCCGTCCACGACTCGGACGAACCTCCGACAGTAGCGGCACTGTGCTTTCATCGGTTCCAGTCCTCCAAGGGAGCGGCCCAATTGCCGCCCCACGTACCATAGTTGATCGAATCACGCCACTCCGAAAACCTTGATGATCCACATCTTTCGTTCTCCGTGTTTCCTTCGTTCAGTCCACACCTATAGTATCGCAGATTAGCTATCCGGTGTCTACACCAGTTTAGCATTTTTGCGAAAGATTTTTAGTCGTGTCTGCGTATGGAGTTAGGACGCGGAATTGGATTTTTCGGCCAGAAGCGAGTCTAGAGATAGTCCCAGAACGGCCGCGATCCGGCAGACAGTGGACCAGCTGGGGTCGGGAGTCTGGCCGGACTCAATCCGGTAGACGAGCGTGTGGTGTAGGCCAGCCTGTGCCGCCAGCGCGTGGCAGGGGATGCCGAGAGACTTGCGCCGCTCGCGGAGCATAGAGCCGAGACGGGTCGGTGTGTAGGTGCGGAGGCGTCTCATATCGAGAGTGTATCGCATTTCGGCTAAGATTGCAACAACGAAAAAGACGGCCCGCACATGAAACAGCCCGCAGAGTGTAACCGTGGGAGAGGGGGAAGGTCAAGCGGATTCGTCTTACTTCTCCTCCTGTCGGTGGCGTGGCTCTACTGTCACCGATATGGAGCCTCGCAGACGGTCAACGCCTTCGATGCGAATGTCCATAATGTCAACCTTCGTCGCAGGATTCCTGCTCTTGATGTTAGTCAAAATGAGGGCGCGAATTGCGCCTTCGGAATAGTAGTATTGCTCGCTCACTTCTTCTGCCTCCGCCCGAGGATGCCGACGCGCGGGGCCGAAGTACCACAACCCGGACCAGAGCAAGCGGAGCCACCACCCCCCTGGAACGTCTGCGTATACGTCACGGTCGGCTCAGACGGCGGCACAGTCGGACACGGGCAGAACTCGCCCCACACATTGCCATTGAGCTTGCGGAACGCCTTATCAGCGAAGCGCCAAGCTCCCACTTGCACGCCGTCCTGAAACAGTCCGGCCTGCGTCCGGTCGTCGGTGTAGCGCCACTCGAACGGGGCGCCGGGAATGGTCTTGACAGGAGCAGGAACCGGCACAACGGCCTGGGCGAAGAGCGTGTCGCAGTAGCAACTCTTGGTGCATTTCTCGTTGGCATCACAGAAGCAGCTGTCAGCATCGCACCGGCAGGTGGAGAGGCACGGACACAGCGGTTTCTCGGCGAAGGGTAGAAACAGGGTCGCGGACAGGAGAAGACTCAACATGGAACGCTTCCTTTGGTAATTACATACTTGGTTCGTTAGAGCCAGCACGCATACTTGCTTCACCGGAACGACATGCCGACACCACCAACAGATGGCGCGGTAGAGGTCGATTCCTCCACAAGCGATTCGCCGCGCTTACCAGCAACGGCGCGAGCAAGAATCACCAGAGCCGCCGCGTGGTCCCTGTCGATGACCACACCCGGCTTGCATTCGCACTGGTGACGACGCTCAGAAAGTTTCTTCGGGACGATCTTGCCACACCACGGACATTCCTGACTTGTCCTGCGAGGATCGACGCCAACTGCCTGACCACCAGCATTTGCAGCTTTGTAGATCAGGCAGAAGGCGAAGAAGCCCCAAGCCGCGTCCATAACCGAACGCGCAAACTTATGGTTTCTCACCATATCGGTGATGTTTAGGCTCTCGAAAGCAATCAGGTTGAAACGGTTGACGATCTTCCGCGCTTCGACATGGCAGAACGCACGTCGTTGAGATGCGATTCGCTCGTGTTGCCTTGCCAGCCGTTGAGCAACCTTGCGGCGGTTGGCACTGCCTTCCTGTCGCCGCGATACCCGCCGTTGCAGAGAACATATCTTACGTTCAGCCTTTCGCCCAAAACGCGGATTATCAACCTTTTCACCGTTACTGAGCGTAGCGAACGAAGTCAGGCCCACGTCGATACCGATGCTAGTTTGCGTTTTGCACGGAGGAACCTGTACGCCATTGTCCAAGAGTATCTGCGCGTACCAGCCGCCCTCCCGATGGATAATCCGTAAGCCCCGTTGTTTGCCAATGGGCAGGAGTCGCCCACGACATCGGACTAAACCAAGGTTCGGAATGCGAATTCTGTCGCCACGCAAGTACGGTTGCACAAACAGACATTCGAGCGACCGATACCTGCGGTGCGAACGAAAGCGTGGAAAACCGACTTTCTTTTCCCCATCAGCTAGTCGTCGAAAGAAAGCCTTGAAACCATGATCCACCCGACGCAACGCATCGCGCTCGAATTCGACCGGCACAAGACGCAAGTTCCCCATTCGTCCACGCCATTCGGTCAATAATGATTGCTGATCCCGATAGCTGACGGATTCCTTACGCCGCTGGTACGCTTTAATGCGATGCTCCAACGCGCGGTTGTAAATCCAACAACAGGTACGCAACCATCGCTCAAGAGTCTTTTCTTGCGTGGCGCTCAAATACAGCTTGTAGGAATAGGTCAGGATCATAGTTAGAGACTAACACAATCTGTTAATAAAAGACAGGTCAGTAACTCGCTTCCTTTCGAGGAAAGTCATCGCCGCCGGGACACTGAGGAAACAATCCTCAACTCGTACGGCATCCCGGCGGCGAATCTACTCAATTGAACCAGGCTTATTACGCTGATTGATCTTTGCAAGCCGTTCCACTACACATCACCCGCCTTTCGGAAACAAACCACCTGCGAGGTTCCAGCTAAACAGGTGGATCAATTGGCGAAGTTGCATAAGGCACAGACCAGAATTGCCCGCAGTTGTGACAATGCCAATCCTCGTCGCCCCATTCACCAATAAGCTCGGTTCGCCACTTCGATACACAGTTTGGGCATCGCTGAGCAGTCAATCGGCAAAACAACCATAGCCCCGGAGCCAGCGGTAGGTATAGAAGGAACAGCAGGGCATTGATGATCGCTCTCATAGCACAGGCTCCAAACTGTACTCGCCGTCCTTGAGCGGGGCAACTCCCGCGAACGGCAGCAGGTAGTACAGGTTGACGGTTTGCGTGGCGAAGAGCAGGTACTTCCCCACAGTCACGCCGTCTAGATTGGTGAACAGGTACGGGCCGCTCGCGGGCGGGATCGGCCCCACGAGGCATTGGTTGTCCGGTTGCGTCACGAAGGTGTAGAGCATTTTTCACCTCGGGGCCGCTTCACAAGGAAAAAATTGCCAGGAACATCGCCAACGTCGCCGTGCCGTTGCTCACGGCCTGCAAATAGGCGACGAACAGCGCCCAATTGAACGTCGGGAACGCGAGAGCGACCTTGCAGCAATCGGCGATGGAGCAGTTTCCGCCGAGGCCGAAGATCGCCAAGAATTCTTGCAGCGTCGGAGTCCCGGACGCCACTGCGGACAGGAACGCGAGTAGCGCCGTCCACGAGAACCCCGGCACGACGGCCAGCTTGGAGGCGATGGCGGACACCTGCGCGTCCGACGCGCCGTGCTTGGATTTCAACTCGGACGCTTGGGAAGCGGTAGCTTGCATGGAATCTCCTTCGAGTAGTGGTGAATGTCCGGTCATGTGACTGGTAACAAAATCGTAAATCAATGAAGTTGCTTGGTTGAGGGCTTGCTCGTCTGCTCGAAACGGCGAGAGACACCGAGCGGCCACGGTATGACACGCCGCCATTAGCAAATCGTCTTTGGCTGCTCCTTCGAGAAAGGGCGAGACAAATTTCTGACAGGTACACTGGTGGTCCGCACGATCCACCCACTGGCACGCGCCCGCACCCTCAACGTGGTCGGTGCGCATGTGGTTGCAGGTCACACAATAGAATGGTAGCGTCATGCTCCAGCCTCCGATGGAATCGGCGTGAAGGTCACGTCGTAGTTCCCCGCCGGCAACGCCTCTCCGAATTTCAATTCGGTTCCTTCGGTTGGATAATAACTGCCTGACAGCGAAATCGTCGTGGTCAGCGTGTTGACCGGCGTCGTGGGGCACGGAGCGTCGTCCTGGGCCTCATCCTCCGCACGGGCCAAGTCCGCTTGTGTCCAGAGCATGTCAATTTCAAGCTGCTCCATCTCATCCTGAGTATGGGGGTATGCCGTGACGCCCTTGCTTGCCTCTTGCATCGCAGCAGCAGCACGTTCCCAGCGGTCGCGGCACTTGAACTCCAAGAGACGGAGCTTGCCCAGCAATTCATCGGTCATGCTTCACCGCATTCTTTGGATAAGTGGTCTGGTAGCCAACGTGCCGGTGAAACTTGCCATCCTTGGAAACCCACTCGCTGTAGGTGATGGTTCCTGTATGCCCGCGCTCAGCTTTGCATCGGCACAGTCCGTCGTGTCCTTTTTCGCGGATGCAAGTTTGATCTCCGAATCCGTGTTTGATGCCACATTTCATGGCTTCACCGGGGCGAATGACTCTTCCAACTCGCGCCGGTTGTACTCCAGTTGTCGATCCAGCATGGTTTGTCCCGGCTTCTTCGGCGGCGCCATTGGTTTCTGCATCATGTCGAGCAGCTGTTGCAACGTCGTCGTCGGCGTGATGGTCGTGCCCGGCGTTGGCACACCCATGAGCGTCTGCGTCGTCCCATCTTGGAACGTCGCCACGATCGACACGATGGGGTTCATACCCGGCGTCGGCGGGGTTGGGGGAATCGGCGGCACGGGAGGCACTGGCGGTTGCGGCGGGACAGGTCCAGCGGCAGCGATGCAGACGAACGCTTCGGTCCCTGCGGAGTCAGCACCCCACTTCACCCAAGCATATCCACCCGGCTCGGACGGATTCGGATTGACTGTGTTGGCACAGTTGCAGCCCCAACTGGTGTCCCAATTGTTCTGCATGATGCCAGCTCCCTTGGAACCATCCCCGTTGTCATGGTTGTCGTCCCACCCAACATAGCCAATCGCGTGGTTGATGTCCGTGCTGCTGCCGGTGATCGTGCAGCCGCCGCCGAGGTTGTCCCAATCACTGCCAGCCGCCGCCGCGATGCTGCAAAAGCCGTATGCCTGAATCGCGTTTTTGATGTCCTGGGTTGACGCGATTCCCGACGACGGACTGACCATCATCACGGATGACAGCGTGTACAGCGTCATGCCTGTCGTCGGCTTGCAAGTTCCCGGTGTGTAGCCGTCGCCACCATACTGAGCCACAGACGGCCAGCCAGCACTGGCAATCAGCTGAGCAACCTGTTGCTCGTCGCCTCCATCACAACCTCCTAGCTCTGGGTGACAGTCGAGGCCGAAAGACGGCGCGAGCATAAACTTGCCATCCTTCGGCACGACTCCCGCAACCATCTGTGCCGACGCGCCAGCCTTACAGCCTGACCACATGTAGCAGTCACCGCAGCCGTCTTGATTGCCCACGGGCGGAATGACACCTTGCACGCGGGCGTCATAGACCGCTGCCGTGGCAACCGGCAACGCCTTGCGAATGTGACCGTACTTCGCCTCGCTGATGCGGTGGATCGCGTCGCGGACATGCTTCGGTGGCAACTTGAAACCGCGGCCGTGCTTCTTGAGGTCGGCCTTTGGCTTGGCCTTGTCGTCGGCCTTCTTCGGATCGACCTGGGCAACCTGTTGGACGCCGGGGCAGCAGCCGGGCACTTTCTTCTCAACGTCCTGCCGGGCATCGACGAACGACAACGCGACGAACACGAAAGCGATAACAGGAGAGAACAGAATCACACGCTTCATGGATGCTCCTTTGTTTTGGGATAGGGGGCGATGGATATCGTCGAAAGTCACGGCTCACCCGTTATAAATTAGGTGTAGGGACAACACCCCTAAGAACAACACCGTTGCTCCCACGGGCAGGATGAAATACAACGGGTTCAGTCTCAGGTACGCACTGATCGTTTCTCGCCCAGCCAACCACAGTACGAAATTGCACGCCCCGGCCCCGGCGATAGACCAGAACACCAGAGCGATTGCGGTCCAGTAGACGTAAGGAGCCATGTGTCTCTGTTGGTCAGGGAAGTAGGGCGGCGCCATAAACCATTGGCAATCGCAGACGGTGCAAGCGTTGCCGTTGGAGTGTTGCTCTCGTGTGTGGCCACAGTTGGTGCAGTTCATTACGCCACTCCCGCCAGCAGCAACATCGCACTCATATCGGCATCGCTTCTGGTATGTATTCGCCGCTGGCCATGTCCACAACGCCGTAATGCCCCAGCGGGTCTTCCTTATAGCATTCCGTCCAACGCTTGACGGCTTCTTCCTTGACGTGGAAAACCCGTAACGTCTTCCACGAGAGCGTAAGCAGCATTTGCCGAAGCTCAAATACGCCAAGGGTTTTCGGCGACAAATCAATCACCATCGCCGACACTTCGTTGTAGAAGATGCCCGACCCATACGCTGGTTGCCGCGTAAATACCCTGCTACCACAAACAAGGGCGGCAGGGTCGGAGGAAACGTCAAGATCGGCGACCTTGGTTGTCTGATCCAGCATCGTCAGCGTCACGGCACTCATCGCGCCACCCCCGTCAGCAGCAACACCGCGAACACCGCCCATTGCAGCCCGATTTCGAGCCACAGCACGACGGCCAGCAGCAGCAGGAACTCGGTCGCTCTCATGATGGCCCCCTCAGACAGCACAAGATGATCCCCAGGATGCAGCCGAGCAGGTATTCCAGCCAGTCGTACACACCATCCTGATAGGAGTCGCCCTCCCACCACGGCTGAAGGTCGAGCCAGAACTCTTTCCAGGCAGCTACGGTAAGGACAGCACCACACGGCCACCACATTCCGCCCCAATGGGCCGCGAACTCTACCACCACAGCGGCGCAGAGGCAGTGCGCCATAATACAAACGAAGGGAAGTTCCCCGACCCATGCGAAGTACGGCGGGTTCAGCGGATCGCGGTGGCGGCGTGTAAACCAATTCGGCGGCTTTCGTGGTATCGGCGCTCCATGTATCACAACGTCCCGCACCCGTTGGTGAAGCTCTTCCGGCGTCAACGTGCCGCCTGACTCCGTGTCAAGATGGTCGATCAGGTCGGGGAGGTCTTCGGGATTAGTCATTCGATTGCACCATTCCTGATAAAACCATGCCAGCAAGGTGTTACCACGTCATGCGTTCCCGTCGTGAAACCGGAAGCGTCGATGGACGGGCCAAGCGTCAGGGTGTCAAAGGTTTCCCCGGTGCGATTCCAATGATACTTACACCCTTCCATCCTCTTGCCACCGTCAACAGGATTGGCGAAAGCTACCGCCAACCGATGCGTTCGGTGAATAGGACAGTCGAACGAGATGCCCATTCCGTGTCGGGTCAAATCGTCGCACGTCCAATGCGGGTCCAACTCCATCAATCGCATCGCAACCGTCCTCTCCCGTTGCACAGGTGACACCGCCGGAATACGCCCGCTACCTCTGTATTCTCGATCTTTATGCCGTAGCACGCCGGACAGCGAGAACCGTGCAATATCCCCTGCCACAGATCGTGCAGCAGCAGGTACGGAATCACGATCAGCCAACCGAGACATCCCATCACGGTTTTCACCCGCCGCATCGCGCGGTCATTTCCATGTGGTTCCGAATGCCTGAGAGCAACCCGGTGGGCACGCTCGGAGGCGAAGCATTGGTGGCCAGATACCACACGCACAGTGGCGGTTGCGGATACAGAGGCGGCAGCGATTGCGGATAGAAGATCACCGGATACACTGGCCGTGCCTCCAGATAAGCGATACGCGCCTCCGAACGCGCCAGCCGTTCTTCGAGGTCCGCAATCCGCTTGAGCAATTCTTCTTGGCTGGTCTTCATGGTCACGTTCCCCTTACGGCGGCGTCTTCGCGTCGATCTTCTGAAGCGCCTGCTTGTTCTGCCGGGCGATGTTTTGGTTCGTCACGATCTCTGACAGGAGCCGGTCGTACCGCGCGTCAGCTTGCTCTTGTTGCTGTTGGAACATCTGCATGGCACGTTGCTCGCGTTGCGGCCCGAGGTATATCACGTCCACGAACAGCATGACCGTGATGCCGCCGACTGCCGTGCCCTGTGCGATCTTGGCCAGCAAACCGGTCATACCGTTGACGGGCGTTTCGGACTGTGCGGGTTGTGGTATCCCGTTGCTCATTTCTCTTCGTCGGCCTCCACTTCTTCGCTCGAATCTTTCAGAATAAGAGCTTTCAAAGCTTCCTTTTCCGCCTCCGCTGTTTTCCACATGGCGAAAAAGAAGACGGCGAGGACAAACAGGATCGCCGTAACTGTCTGGGATAATACTGATGTGTCGCCGTCGGTCATGTCACACCTACTAAATCGACAGTCCACTGCCGGCGAAGCCGAGTGAGATGGCGAACAGAACGATTGTCGTCCAGTAATAGAAGTCGGCATCGCTCATGGCTCACCAGATCGACGGCGGACCACCGGGAGGTCCACCAGCGGAGAAGACGCGCCAGGCGAGATAGCACAAGCACAACAAACCCAAAATGCCGAAGATGACTGTGGCGAAATGGGCTATCTCAGCTGGCAATCCGAGCATCGGAATGACCTCGTGTAATCCGTAAAGGATTATCATGAGCATCAAACAACCGAGCAGAAACACACCGGCAGCCCGAATCACGTTGCACCTGTCTTTCGCAAGAGAAGCAATGGCCCGGCCCTCCGTCGCCCTATCGGAGAAGCCGGGCCGCCTGTCGGGTTGGTGACAGGCACACCGTTCGCGCCCGAGGACGGTGTACGCTACTGTAAGGAAATCTGCAACGTCGTCGGCACTTGCAACGGCGGCACGGGGCAGATACACGGCAGCTGGTTAGTGAACGGGGAACCCGGCGTCGGCGCGTTGTACGTCTCAGTACCCGTCAGTGTGAACGTCCCGGTCGAATTGGCCGGAAACGTGACCGTGAAGTGCAGATCGTCCGCACCGGGAGCGACGACGACGCCGGGAACCACGTTGTCCACGGTCAAATCAGTCGTCACGTCTGTCGGCGCTGGAGGAGGATTCATCGGGTTGCCGTTCTGATCCAAGGTCGTGAACACGATCCCGGTCGTGTCCGCCGTCAGCTGTACCGGCGGTTCGGCCTTCTTCTTCGCGGACTTCGGGTAGAGATTGGCCTTGATGGTCTTTGGCATGTTCGAGACTCCTTGGTAGAAAAAGAACTTTCGTCTTGGATCCATTCTATCAACTCCCGACTGTCGGAGAGATGTCGAGACCGGAAGGCGTCTGCGGTGACGGCTGATCCTCTGCCGCGATAGAGGCCAGTGAGGACGCGATAGAGGCCAGCGCCGTCACCGCACTGCTCAGTAGCACGTTCTGCGCGTCGAGCCTCGCCTCGATACCTTCCAACGCCTTCACGATCTGCCGTTCATCGTCGGCCAATGTGGGGTTATTGCTCATGTTTTGTTCCCGTAGGATTGTGCGTCAGTGAACCCCTTGCACACCATGTCAGGCCCCGTGCCGTCCAGACTACCGCTCTCGTGACAGAGCATCACGACTGGATCGCCTGGTTCCTTAGCTGCCGATACGTCCCCAGACGGTTTGCCCGCCGCGAAAGGACAATCACGACAAATGGTCTTTCGTTGAAATTCCCGAATCTGTGCGCTCACAGCTCTTCTCCTGTTCGCTCAGTATCCGCTGCCGGTTGACGTAGAAGGTTCGGATCGCCTGTTCCATCAGATTCTCACCGATCATCAGCGGCGGCTCGTCCGTGGTTACCCGGCGGATAATCTTGTACCGCGGTTCGTCGGTGAGCTTCCTACCCATAGCGACCTCACGGTTGCTTCTCCTTCGCCGCTTCCGCGATCGCTGCCGCCGCCTTTGGACTGATTTCGTCTATCCTTACGGACTGAGGGGTCGTGGGTATTGTATCAGAATTTGTGATGGCTTGCGTCAGAGCCAGTTCCGCGGCGATCTGCTGAGCCTTCAAACTCTCGAAATCAGCCGCGAATTGCTGCTGCTCGGACACGGGAGAATTGTGACTCGCAGGCACAGCGGCCAAGAGCGCTGCCCCAGTCATACCCTTCGAGGCCAGTTCCGCTTTAGCTGCGTCCTTCCACTCATCGACGTTCTTCTCCGCGAGCTTTTGCATGGAGGCTAGTCGCTCTTTCAAGTCGCTGATTTGGTTCTGGAGCGCCGCAACGTACAACCGGAATATTGTCGTCAACGCCAACACGATAGCGCCGATGATGCCGCTGACAACGGCCAGCGTCGCCCCGTTCATGCTGATGTCGCCCATCGCTCACCCTCCGTTCGTCGCCTTGATGCCCATACGCTCACGGGCCGTGTCGTAGGCATCCCGCAACTCTTGCAAGCCTTTCCCGAAAGCAGGCAAGCACCTATCGTCACCCCAATCGTCCAGCAGCACGGAGAACAGTTGCCGTATCCCGCTCTGGTAGGCGTCGTCCAGAGCGGTCTTTTCCAGTCGTTGTTGTGTCTCATTCACTCTAATGCTCCTTCCCGCCCGAAATGCTGCCTCTTTTCCCATCACGGTAGAGGGATACCGACGCACTTGGCCATGTTCTGAATCAGCCCGGCGGCTGGAAAAAGAAGAGGTATAGCCATGTTAGGTGCATAATCTATTCTCTAACGCAGCTAGTGCCGCCGCGCCCTATGCGATCCTCCGCAGCAGCGACTTCCGCCGGTAGATGGCGGCGCTGTCAAAGTAGTCGGCGGCGATCTCGGCTGGTGACAGGGCGCGGTTGTATATTTTCGGCGTGTCAATCATCCCGTTGACGAAGAACGACCCCGCGCGACCGCCGATGACGCAAGGGTTCGTGGTGTTGGAAATCGCCCCCGTGTAAGTTCCTGATCCCTGCAACGCGCCATTGACGTAAAGCAGGATGTTTGTCCCATCGTAGGTCGCCGTCAGGTGATACCACGTTTTTAGACTCAGGGAACCGGCCAGGATCAAGTCGCCCGTGCTGCCCATCGACAATTCGAGTCGGGTGGTGTTGCCTAATAGCCGCAATTCGGTTGGGTTGCCGGTCGTGGTCACGCTAATAATCATCTGGTATGTGCCGGTCAAGGCGTTGCACCCGAACCACGTCATCAACGTGAATTTACTGAGCGCCGGTGCGGCTTTGGCCAGTGGGTAAGTGACGTAGCCCGTGCTGCCATTGAAGTTCAAAGTCCAGCCGCTCGGCCCGCCCGTCCACGTCACGCCGCCGCTGAGCGTCCCATTGTTGCCGTTGCCGCTCTGGTCATAGACCGTCGTGCCGCTGCCTTCAGTGAACGGCAGACCGAGGGCGAGGCCGTTGGTTACCGGCTTCTGGCGCTGCAACATGGGGCTAATTGGCTTGGCAATCATCAAGAACCTCGTGCGGCTTGCACGTCAAGAATCTGAACGTGGACACCCCAACCAGTCAGAGACAAAGCGCGACTGGTGTAGGTCGTGCCCAGCGCCAGCAAGGCAGCCAGCTGAGTCGGCGTGACGAACCCGATGGCGACCAACACCTGAAGCATCCCGCTACCTCCGTTGATCGCAGGATTCGTGAGGTCCAGCGGTTCGGACATATTAAGCATCTTGATCGCGGCCTGACAGATGCTTTGAACCATCTCTGCTGGTACACCACTAATGGCTGTCGCCTGCGTCTGCCCGGCGTTGACCAGACCCAGCACGGACGGCGCTGCCCATATCAACACTTGTGACATGGGAACGCTGCCGAGTACGGCGATGGTTGTAGCATTCAATGATGCCACGATCTGAGCATCAGTCATCGTGGCATAGCCGATGCCGAGCGGGTCATTGAGTAATTCAGTCTGCAAAAACAAGCCAGCTGGACTAAGCATCACGTCACCACGTTAATGTCAGCACTGATGAAGGTTGTTTGTCCGGTATTTCCACCGTAGATGATTTGCAAGCCGCGATAGCCCGGTGGAATCTCCATGTTTAGCGGGTAAGTCGTGCTGCCAGTCGTGCCCGCGTTCAACGGGCCGCCAAAATTATACCACACTGGCGCTGCGAACGAGTTGGCTACCTGAACCGTCGCTGAACCACCGACGCTTGGCGAGGAAGAACCGTTGTAGATCGCCATGTTCAGCGTGATCTCGACCGGCGCCCCATTAGTCCATAGGTTGATCGCCGATGTGGTGACGTTGGCGCTGCTGGCCCCCATCGTGGCGCTGCCCAGGATGGACGTGTAAGTGCCGGTATACACCGGCGTCATCGTGACCGTATCCGTACTGAGTGACACACGGTTGGTTGCCCCAGGCGTCGTCTGATCAATTCCCACCTTGCCGACTATTTGCGTGCTCGCATTGAGCGAGACGGAGGAGTTGCCGGTGAGCGACACCGGCACAGTCGATGCACCTAGCGAGAATGTCGGCGTCCCCGTGATACCTACGTTCCAAGTACCCCCTTCGTAGACCGTTGCGGACCCAAGCGGCGTTGAGGCGGAACCTGCCTCCAACACGACCGGCCACGGCGAACCTGTCTGGGAGACAGGAAGCGTTGACGAGCCGAGCGAGAACGTCGGATTGCCGCTCAGTGAAATCGTACCGCTGACTGGTTGCGTTGCTTGGAAAAACGTCCCACTGACCGGAACCGTGCCGTTTATGCTCACACTACTGTTATTCAATGTGGCCGACACACTGCCGTTGACCGTGACCGTACCCGAATCGACGACGACGTGATTTCCACCCGCCGCGAGCGATACGGACCCTGCCGTGAGCGTGACGCTACTGTTTCCCTGAAGCGTGGCCGATACTGACCCGGCCACCGTGACCGTGTTGTCCGTCGCTACCGCTACCCGCTGCGTCCCGGTTGTCGTAGTGCCGCTGCCAACGGCAATGGCGGCGCTGTTGAGTTGCACGACATTCGTCGGCATCCCAGCTGTCAGATTCACGTCCTGCGTCGTGAAGCCGTTCGTCGCATCACCGCCGATGATGTAGAAGAGGTTGCAGGACGCGCCCGTGAAGATGCTGCTACCCACCACGATCGGGTACTGGAGGAACTTCGGACCCACCCCTACAGGTAGGCTCGCTGTCACCGATGATGGTGTGTTGTTGGCCACGTAAAACCTCAACTAATCCCGAACTGTGCCGCCCAGCGCGTGTTCCAGGCCGCCATTTGCGCCGGCGTGTACACCAGCGGCACGCTATCAACGCCGATCACATACCAATCGCCTGCAAAGCGCTCGGCAATCGTCGTGCCCCCAGTGTTCTGAGCGCCGACGTAACCTTGGGTGAAGGTAAACGTGTTGGCGCCGATGGAGAACGTGCCATCGCCGACACCGTTCAAATAGAAATTGCCATTCCCCGAACCGTCGATGGTCAGTCCCACCATCTGCGGGACTGAGGTAGACAGCGACGTGTTGGACACGCCAAGGTTGGACACAAAGGCTTTGTTAAGTGCTTGCTTGGCCGAGGTCTGGGTGATCTGCCATTCGATGCCACCGACAGTCCCGCTGAGAATCGCCATGTTGCCAGCCGCCACGCCTGCCGCAGACGGCTTGAGAACCGCGATGTAAGAAAGCGGCGGCGCACTGAGTCCCGTCGTCATCGTGCAAGTGCCAGTCGAACCATCCTCGCGCACGGCGGGCCAGCCGTTGGCGACGTTGCCTTCGAGCAAGACACTGCCGCTGCACGTCAGATCGTTCTTCGCTGGGCCGGTGTCGAAGATATTCGTGAGCGTCCCGCCGGAGACGATGCCGTTCGGTGTGAATACCGCTTGCCAGAGCGAGACAGGCTGCGTCGGCGCCGCAGGTAGCGCAGTCGGTGGCGTGAACGGCGTGAAGGCTATCGCGTCGGTCAGGATTTTGCCGCTCCCATCATTACATTTGATCCGGGATATCTGGTTCGTCGTCGCGGGCGGCGTGCCGGTGAATTGAGCGGCTATTTCGGCGTCCGAGAGGTAGCGATTCCAGACGTTCAGTTCGCAGAATTGGGCATTGGCGTAAGTGCCAGCGCTATCCACCAATTCATCGACGCCGATCAGCACGTCGTTAACGAACGTCGTCGGCGCCCCGGCGAAGGTAGAGGAACCGTCCGGTGAACCGTCGAATGCGAACCCAACGGTCGTATTCCCGCCAGCCACGTTGACACGCAAATGCGCCAAATGCCAGGACGCGGTTTGCGCGTGTGCCGCCGTGCCGGTCACGTCCTGATTCGACCCGGCAATGCTAATGTCGGAGCGCAGCTTGTTGGCCGGAGAAGCGCCGCTCGCATTCCAGTACAGGGCATATTCCAGCAGAGAGGCATCGGCCGAAGACCGCTTGGAAAACAGCGTCGTCAGCTTCGTCCCATCGTTGCGCTTCACACAAGCCGACAGGGTGAAGCTCGTCGTAAACGCCAGATACTTTCCAGGTAGACAAGCGTACTGCGTCCCCGTGCTGTCGCAACCGATAGACCACGTTTGACCGGGCAGAAATGACGGAGCGTCGGCAATCCACGTTGGCCCGAAGTTCAGGAATGCGGGCACGCTGGCCACGCCGTCTTGGTTGCGATTGCTGCTGTTGGCCGCGTTGTAGACGATGTTCAGCGAGTTGTCGGCGTTGAGTATCATTCCGCAACTACCCTGACTCCCGGCAGTCCAGCCGATGGAACTGGTCGAGAGTATCGTCTTGAAGAACATCTCGTTCACGCCGTCCGCACTGACGAACACGGCGTTGTTCGGGATGTTGTCGGTCACGTTCCAGACCAACCCCGCATATTGCAGGTACTCCGGTTGCTCCTTGACGTAGCCCTGCGGCGGGCTGGCATTGCGCTGAGCCTGCGTTACCCCAGACGAGAGCGACCCCAAACCCTGTTTCGTCCAGCTGCTTAAATTAGTCGATACGGCCAGCGCATTGGCCCACGCGCCGGTGAGGTTGTTAAACGTGGAATACTGCATCAGCCAGCCGCCACTGGCATAGGGAATCACCGACGCTGCATAGACGCCGTTGCTGCCCTCCCACGGCTGGTCGGGGACAAGGACGGGGTTGTTCACGTCCTCCGTCCAGGTGATTAGGTCCGGGGATGTGTAGTGCCCGAGCGCACACGTTGAACCTTCAAACCCCCAGTAGAAATTAGTGTTGAGTACACCACAAACATAGATGTGCCACAGGCCGCCGGAGAGGATCGGCTTGGATGGCGCAAACGAACCACCAGCATTCCACCTGCCCGCGGCGCCCAGGCCAATAACCGTGCCGTGCGGCGTCCAGGTGTTGGCTCCAGCGGGGGACGTGTATCGGACCAGGACTGGGAAGGGATTGGCGACGTTGTTGAATGTCACTGGCGCCGTCATGATCCAAGTGTCTGTCGTGCCATCGGTCACGGCCTTGCCGTCCCGTAGTTCGCCGTTGGTGGGATAGGACGTGCTGCCAATCGCAATCAGTGGGTTACCCGCGTTCGGCGTGGGAACGAGGATCGTGGAAGGCGTGGAGAGCAGGACGCCGGGGTTGGAACCGTACTTGCCGAGCGTGACCGATGACGAACCGCCCCCGCCTTGGTTGCTGTCGATCCTCAGTCCCATGTACAAGCCCATCGGCATCGGACCGGCCCTCTACTTTTCCAGGTACTCTTCTGGCAACCATGACACAAACTCGCTCAGCCGCGGGATACTGCCGATGTAATAATCGCGGCAACCCGGCGAACAATAACCGAAGTGCCGGAAGTCTGCTCCGGCTGCCTCGTAGACACAGCCGCATTGCCGACAGCGCTTCAACTCGCCACTTGCTAGAGCTTTTAGACCACGCTCGTTTAGAATTCCATTGGTCATATCGGACCGGCCCTCTCAAACAGCCCTGCCTTCGGTAACGTGCCACGCATCGACGCGGTTATCCGCCCATGTCCAGACGATACCGCCAAGCCACGGTAGCCAGCGTAACCAACACCAGCGACGTTTCAACCACAGCGCGAGACGTGGCCCTCTGCGTACAATGTTAGGACAGTATACCACTTCGGAGAATGCCGTGCACACGATAACCACCGTCAACCCTTGGTCCGAACCACAGCAGCCCAATCAGCCCGTATGGGTGCAACTTCTGCCGGACTTCACCCACCGCCTCTACGTCCGCCTGATTGCGGAGAAGGAAGGCGGTTTCTCAGCCATCGCTCGCAACCTCCCCGGCGTGGCCAGCCAGGGCGAGACGGAGGCGGAAGCTCTGGCGAACGTCAAGGAAGCCGCTCTGGGCTGCATCGAGCAATACAAGGCGGATGGGAAGGAGATTCCCTGGATCGAATGGGAACTGGTGTCGCCTGTAGATCGCACAGTCGTTGTCAACCTATTCACGGAGTAGTCCCATGCACCTACCGAGTCTGTCATCTTCATTGGCCCCACAGTTACCGAAGCTGCTCGATAGTCGCCCCTACATCGTAAGCGATAGTCCCTGATCCGGTCACCAGTGTGGTAGCGATCGTGATCGTCGTTCCTGATTTAACGCGGATGTTTATGGGTGCAAAAGCGAAAGCTCCTACTGTCGAGACATTGGCCGAAGTAACTCCCGTTGGGAAGAACGCCTGCGTTCTGCTCGTGTTCGTCTCATCCGTGTATGTCACTTTGACCTGAATCACGTCCAGCGTGACAGCGGTAACAGTCAGGTAGACCGCCACCCGATACGTTCCATCCGCGCTGGTCGTATAGGCTACCACTGAAGCGACTGCCGCAGTCTGGCCAGTTAGATCGGCCCCTGCAACCACTGAAGGCAGACCCGATGGCGCCGGCCCCCAGAAAATGCTGTTGCCGTCTGTCGTGATGACATAGTTGGCAGTCAGTCCCATGTTTTAGCCGATCTTTTCCCAATTGATACTGGTTGCCGTGTGGACGAATAGACCGGCATGAATGATAGCCAGTCCCGTTGCCGAATGACCTCCATTTTCCTCATGCCCGTACAGGCTGATAACCGTTGGACCGATAGCAGTGTACGAAATCGGCTGTATCGTTAGCGTCTGGTAAACTTCGATTCCGGGAGTCTGCATTGTGGTGAGCGCTTGAGTCGTCTCGATGTATTGCGAATTGGTCGAATCGTAGAGGTACAGAACGATCCGCTCCTGATTCGGCATGGGTATACTGGCAAAGTAACACAAAGCCTGCGCGCTCAGCAAGTATATGCCAGCCGCCGGTAGCGTTAAACTGAAAATTACCGTGTCCGAGGCTGTTAGAGTGTAGTTCGTGGACAGTGCATTAGACCCTGTCGTGATGCCGCTTGCCGGCGCCGTCGCCTTGATCTTCGCCCGGTGGCCCGGCGCATCTTGTGTGACCGAAAACGACACATTGCCTGGATTGTCCTGGAAATCGGCAATTTGCGCCGCAAACAATGTCGTCGAATCGTCGTTATGCTCGAACCCCTCCCCGTCGAAAGTCGTCAGTTTGCCGCCCGAAACCGGTTCCGTGATGATGTCCACATACGAGTAGGCCGGAACCGGCACGAACGCGTTGTTGAACACCGGCGACGAAGAACCTGTGGGCAACAGCACCCCACCCAACAGGTAGTAAATTGCTATCGTCGCCGTGCCCGGCGTATCGCCCCCGCCGCCGCTGACACAAGCGGGAATCGCCGTGTTGCCCGTGTACCCTTTGAGCGTCTGAGAGGCCACATTGACTGTGACCGTATCGTTGCCACCGGCCCCCGGCGTCAATGTGACTGTGGCAATGCCGAGGCCGACGAACGCGATGGACTCCGCGAATGAATCAGAGGAACCAAACGAGTCGGAGACGTACAGCCCCGAAGTGATCGTATCGCTGCTGCGGAACACTCCTGCGGACGGCGTGTCCGAGGCCAGATTCATCTTGATGTTCGTGCCTGCTACCAAATTGAGCAGGTTGAACTTGTACGTCGGCGAGGTCGTGTTGATTTGAACGCTCGTGCCGCCGACAGGCCGCAGCGTGTAGTGCCCGATATGGCCGACATTATCATTGGCCAGCGTGACCGTGAGCAGCGTCGTGTCGGCCGACTGGATGTCGATATTCGGCTGGGCGAAGGTGGGATTGCCGCCCTGGACGGCCATGCCCTCACCGGAGAAGGGCGCGAAGTAGGTCGATGCGTCGCCGCCCAGCACCGCCTCATCGAACTGAGTCCCCGGTGTCGGCGCGTAGGAGTTGTTGAAGACGGTCGTCACGGAGCCGGTATCGGTCAACACCCCACCCTGGAGCGTGTAGATGCTGCACGTCGCGCTGCCCGGCGAATCGCTGGCGCATGCCTGAATCCCACCGGGCGGCAACTTGACTTTTAGCGTCCACGAATCGGATGAGAAGGTGTCGTTGCCCGCACTGCCGCCCGTTCCCTTGCTGTATTTAAGCCCGTAGCCGACTGTGATCGTGGACGTGTCAGGGTCGGTGTTGACGTTATCGGTCGTGGTCAGTGTGAAGGTCGTATCGTTGGGAGGCTGGTAGAAGAAGCCCCACGATTGGCCATCCTCAAGAGGCCAGAACAGACAGATAGCGCCGGTCTGAGCGGAGTCTGAACCCACCGGAACGTGTTCGTTGCCGTTGAGTTCCAGGGCATTGAACGTGGTCGGGTCATTAACCCCTCCCATGTAGGTGAAGGTCGTGTTCGATGGGGAGACGGTCAGCGAAGGGGGCGGACCGCCGTTGTAGAACGTCTCCGTCGAGAAGGAATACCACGGGTAGCCGCCCCCGCTGAACTGCCCGGTGATCCGTCCCAGAACGTGCTGTGGCGTGGTGTTGAAGTTGGACGTGCCTCCGGCGTCTTCCCAGCTGCCCACGTCCTCACCGCTCACGTCGGCCCGGAACGGCGGCGTCAGGCGCTTGGCCTCCCGGTCGAGACGGCGCAGTTCGTCCAGCTGAGCGCTGTTGTGCAGCGGCCAGTCCTCTTTCTTGAACTGCGGGTGTGCAGGCGTCTCTTCGCTCATGTCTGTGGCGGCCGAAAGAGGGCGGTGAAGTCCATGACCGGAATGACGAAGTTGCCGAGCGATGAGGCCAGAGTCGTATTGGCGTAATAGACGCGCAATTCTCGATAGTCGGCAACCGCCTTGCCTCCGCTTCCTGTACCGGCCAGCGGCGGCAAGGGCGCTAAGACGCGGCGCCAACCACCGAAGACGCCCGCTTGAGGTCCGTACTGAACGACGTTGGGAGCCACCAAAAACTTATGCTCCATCGAGCAACCCTGTTCGCCGGTAATTAGCTTCCCGTAGTTCCGCGGTTCGGCCCCGATGTAGAGCGCGCAGTAGGGGGGCACATTCCAGCCGAAGGGGTCGAAGTAGACCGAAGTCATGGCGCCGATGGTTGCTAAAATCGTCTGCGTCGGCACGGCTCCCAGCGGCAATTCGTGCTGGATGTACGTCAGTTCGATCAGCGGTACGCGGACTGGAGAGCCGCCCTTGTTCGGCACGGCACCGAAGGTGTCCGCGTTCATGCTCGCCGTGTCGGCGCCGATGCCGGTGAAACCGACCGGGATCGTAACGATGTGCCCGGCGTAACGCCAGAAACGGCTGATGTACCGCTGCATCAACCCTTCGTCGGGCAAGTTCAGACCGAAATTGGTCTGGAAATAGCCACCGGCCACGCACTGACTGTCCGGCAAGACGGTGTAGTTCGTGCTGCGGTACTCCACCGTCATCACTGTCTGCGCGTATTCGTTGATCTGGTACTGGACGTTGTACGTCGGCTTCGCGCCGTCCGGCACGCCGACGCTGGCGCGCCCGCGAGTCTCCACGGCGATGAGGGCGTTGGGGAAGTCGGTCCACGTCTTGATGTCCGGCAACGTGCGTTTCACCCAACGCACCGTACCGGGAGCCGAGCCAATGGGGAAGGAATCCAGCGTGGGATAACCGAGGAACGCTTTCTTGGCAGCGTAGCGGGCAGCCATCGTGCCCGGAATGATGTTCAACTCACGGATCAGGCGCATCGAGTCGGACATGTCTTGATCGTCCGGAGAGGGCGTGACCGTGGATCGTTCGGTGTAAGTGAAGCCGACAGTGGGAGCGCCGTTGATGAGGCCAGCCATGCTACTACATCCCCGTGACGGCCTTGCCGACGCCAGCGGCGATGACGAGAGCCTGGTTGTTGATAGCCGTAATCAATTCGTCGATCTTACCGTCCAACGGTGTACTCGTGCCCGGTTGCGTCTGGATGTCGGGTAGCATCTTATCCTTGTCGGGAATGGATTGTTGAGGCATTGGCCCAAAAACAGGACCACCGCCACCACCTGTAAAGGCTTCCGGCGATATACCGCGCATCCTACCTGCCTCTGGAAATGGCGGCGGGATTTCATCGTACCCGCCACCCGTCGCATTACGGATGTTGTACCACGCATTGGCCGCTTCATTCATTACTTTTTTGCCAGCCAAAACTGCTGCTTCCCCTGCCGGACCAAACAGTGATGGTTGTTCCAGGTCTGGCCGTTGTTCTTGGGCCGCCACACCCGTAGCAATTTTCTTTGCTTGTTCTTCTCTTGCATCTGCTGCCGCTGCCCGTTCGCCGTTCCAGTCCTTCATCGTCTCATTCAATTGTTTTCGCCACAGTTCTCGCTCAGCCGGACCCATGTTCATATTCTCTTGTGTTATGGCAGCGTGCCATTCGGCCATGCCCGCGAACTGTTGGGACTGTGGCAGTCCCGCGAAGGATTTCAGCGTTGGGTTCTCTTTGAGGAATTTATCCAACTCTTTCTGGCTGCTTAACTGGAATGCGAGCCACTTTGGGAAATCGCCGGTCACGTTGCTGATCGCCTCAAATTCAGCCACGCCTGGCTTGTTCGGGTTGCGGGCGTGTTGTTGAGCCAGGGCCGCCTTGTAACGCAGGTAGTCGCCGCGTTCGGCTCCTGCCGTGGCGTCGTAGAGTTTCTGGCTAATTTCCGCAGTGGCGGCCAAGTTCGGGTTCGCCACTGCCGCCGTGTGCTGGTAATAATCGACCATTCCTTTGGTCAGATATGCAGCACCAGCAACGCTCAGAGAAACGCCAGTAAAACTGCTGGCCACCGTGCCGAGCGTGGTTGCTAACGTCTGGACACCGCCGCCGGTCTTCTTGGCGGTGTCGCCCAACTGTTGAACCTTTTTCTTCGCGTCCTCCTGCGTCCGCGTCAACTGCTTCAAAGCGCGGTCGGCTTGCCACTGCGACATATAGACCGTCTCGCCCTCCGGCACTCGCTTCTGGTGTGCCCGGAAATCGGCAACGTGCTGCTCCATGCGCGGCTGTTGTTTCACGGCGGCGGCATCGGCCTTCTCTTGCGTCTTACGGTTCTTCTCCGTGTCGAGCCAGCGTTGGGCTTGAGTCTGTTCATAGGCTGTGCGGTCCCGAAGATGCTGGTCCATCGGGTTAGCGGCTTGCTGTCTCAGCGCTTTTACTTCTTCTGCCTTGGCCAGTTTCGCCTGTCGTTCCATTTCCCGCTGCTGAGCGCGAAAGTCCTCGACGTGCTGTCCTGGAGGATTGGCTACCTGCCGCTTCAGTTCGAGAGCGTCGGCCTTCTGCTGAGCCTTCCAATCGGCGAGATGCTGTTCAGGTTGATTTTTGGCTTGCTGCTTCAACGCCGCCGCATCCGCCTTTTGCTGGGCGCGGAAGTCGGCGACGTGCTGCATCGGCGGTTGTCGGGCCTCTCGTAATCGCTGGCTTGCCTCACGAGTAGCCTGGTTCTGCAAGGCCCGATCCTGTGCCCGCTGCGCCCGTTGGGCATCCTTGTCGGCGGTGGAACCTTGAGCAACCTCTTTGGCCCGTAATTTAGCGAGCTTTTCGATGGTACTGGCGCTGGGACCGGCAGTCGATGAACCGGTGTTGGCCGCGATGTTGACCGGGTTCTTGTCGGCTTCCTGCTGCGCCTGCTGGATGGCTTTCTTCACGTCGGGAGATACATTGTCCGCATTGACTCTAAGGATTAGTTCAACGATGTTGTCGTCGCTGTCGGCCACGCCTCACCCCTCACTTCTCGACAGTCTTCGCCTGCTCTGCCTTCTCCGCATCTTCCTTCGCCTTGCGTGCCGTCGCCTCATCCGTAGCGGCCTTGGCGCGCCGCTCTGTCACACCGGCCCGGAGCGCGGCCAATTCCGCCGGAGAAGGCAGACAGACCGCCTCGGCCACGAGGTCACGTTCCAGACCCGTCAGCTTCACGCACTTCTGCGATACGTCGGTCACGGACACAGACCCGTCACTGCTCCACTGACAGCAGATGTTCGCCAGGTTGAAGCTGTAGCCGCCGACATGGAGGAACTTCACGGGTGAAAGCGTGACGTTTTCTGTGGGTCCGTAGTTCGTTTTGTAGTCTTCCATCGGATTCTCCTGTTGAGTGGTTTACTGCCCTCGCGCCTGTCTTGCCGCCATTGCTGCGATTTCCGCCGCCTTCTGTCGGTCCAAGAATTCCTGCACCTTGGCCTTGATGATATGCTCTGGATAGCCTTGCTTCCAGTACATCTTCCGCAACGCTGCCTTGGTGTCCTTGGGCTTCTCTTCCGACTTACGCGGCACGATGGGGTTGCGGTTCTTGTCCCGGTTGCAGAACAGCACGGCAAGGACGTACTGCCACGAGTAGGACAGCACTTCCTCGCGGCTGAAGCGAGATGGCGAGTGCGGGTCGCAGAGAACCTGACAGACGTAGGTCCACGTCATTTTGAAGTCGCGGCCGGTTCCGCCTTGTTCGGGACCGGGACAGTAGGGCGCCCCTGCGCGATCGACTTCCAGTACAGACCCGCCGCCGGGAGCGGTTGCTTATTCTCATCCAGAACCACGTCATCGTTGAACAGTTCGTCCACCTTTTCGGGGCACTGGAAGATGCGGTCGATGAGTTCCGCCGAGACTAGCGCACCAGCCGACTGCATCATCAGCAATAGGAGTGCCTTCTTGCCCGCCTCCGTCTTGCGGATGCGGGTAGAGATGTAGCCGGTCCACTCGTATTCTTCCGTCTCGACCTTCTGGAGCCACAGGTTGACGTACCAGGCGTACTCGTCACGCAACTCTTCCTTGCGGCGAGCGAGTTTGTCGCGGGCATGCAGCTCCAGCCAGGACGTGAAGTGCAACTCCACGTCGCCCGTGCAGACACCGATGGGGAGCGACTGGCCCTCAAAGGTGAAGGGGAACGGGCGACCGAGCGAGGCATTCTCTTGGCTCATAGAGTCCTTTAGTCGAGCGAGTACCAGGTAGACGGCGATTGGCTACCATCGCCAGACACCATGTGCAACGACAGTGGTTCGAGCATGTTGGCATCCTGATCCAACTCGAAGTCATCCAAGATGGCGTTATAAAACGAGAAAGAATGTCCGGTCCCAACACCGCCCGGAAAGATACTTGTCGTGACAATGTACATGAACAGCCGGAAGTTCATCATGCCAGTGAATGGATTATTGGCAGGATCGTAGGATGCCTTGGTGATTGTCACCTCGAAATCTGGAACCGTGCCGATCCGTTTCTTCGTTAAATCCTCACCACTTGTAACGTCGCCAGTATCACCGTGAATGTGAACGCGGGTCCGCTGTGCCTTGTAGATGATGCCGTTGCCACTGGCCGTGACAAAGCGAATGGCCAGCAATAGACCGGAAAATTCTGTCGGGAGAGCCATTGTACTAGCCTCCGAAGGTGACGGTGAAGGTGGCGGCGTTGATCGAATCGTTGTTCAGGACGACCAGATTGCACTTACTGGACGACACCGGCCAGCCGATGCTATCCGACCGCTCAGCGCGGAACGACCCACCCAGGCCGGTACTGTCGCTACCGTTGATGGTGATCGAACCGGAACCAGAGATCGGGCCGCCAAAACCATTGCTGGCCGCTGGCGTCACAGTCACAGTCTGTGAACCACCGGGGAAGAGGTCGATTTCCAAGAGGTTGAGCTTCGTCGTCGTGAACGTCGCCCCGCCCGTGCCCGGATAGACAAGCGGGGCCGTGGTGGAACCGCTCACGGCTCCGGTATTCAGGTTGAAGGTGTCGGCACCGGAGGCTGGCAGGACGACCTGCTGCGTCACAGCCTGATTGATTTGCAATACCCCGCTGCCGGATTTGAACGTCTGCGGTTCGGTAGTATTGTTCGTTGACGTGTAGCCGGAAGACGGCGCTGGGTCCGATACCGTGTAATTAAGGTTTACACCCGTATTGAGCGCGGCCGTGACGGTGATCGTGGACGTGCCGAAGACTGGCATGGGAAACCCCTTTGGTTACTGGCCCGCAACGCCCCTTGGCTCGATACAGCGGTACTTGAGCAGGAACCCGCCCCGGAAGTTCTGGTACACCTTGCTGGTCTTGTCGATGACCGGCTGCGGGTCCATCCAGCACGCCGACACTTCCGGCACAGTCGCCAGCACCGGATTCAAGCCCTGCGTCGGCCCCAGACGAAAGACCTTCATGAGCGACTGCTCCCAGAGCATGAACTTCGGCCGGAAGGCGACGTACTTCGGATCGTTCCGGGCTACGACAGCGATGAGTACCTGACGCATCACTGCATCGTTGAACTCGTCGATGGCCTCATACGTCACCTTGCAGCCTTCGCAGCTGACCAGCACTCCCGGAGCCTGCACTACGTCCTGATTCTCGATGATCTGATCCAGCACCCACTGCGCCGTCAGGTCCGGGAACAAGGTCTGATTCGGCAGGAGCGACTGGATCAACGCCTTGTCCGCCAAGATCAACCGCTCGTGGACGGAGAGCGATGGGGTGACTGGCATTTAGCCCGCCCTCCGAAATCTGGCCCGCAACTGTGCCGCCGCCTCCGCACCCACGGCCTTCTTCGCCTCCGCGATCATCTCCGGCGTCCAACCGAGAAACTTCCGCTGCGGGACTTGCTTACCGCTCTCGCTCTCGCCGCCGAACTGGTGGCGGGCGGCATACGGCACGTCCACGATGTAGTGGAGCGTGTCGGGCGTTGCCACGATTTCCGGGTTGAAGAGCGCCTGACCCATCAGGTGTCCGGTGTCTTGAAGCGGCAACTCGTCATCATGCTTGGCCGAGTTTTCGCGGTGATCCAGAGTAAACTGTGTCACGGCATCCCACGGTCTACCGTCCGGGGTGCGCCCGAATAGGAAATTCTCGGCAGTGGCCACACGGATAATCCGCACGATCTCCGTCTCGAACATCGTCGTGAAATCAAGCGGCTGGTTCACGCCTTCATCTCCAACAACTGTTTCTGTGCCACCTGTCCCTGAACGGCCACCATCCGCAGCGTCTTGGCCATCTTCAACCCAGCCGCCTTGGAGAACCGAAGCCGATCCGTCCACGCGAAGCGGAGCAGGACCACACCGTCCTTCTGCGAAACCTGCAACTGAGCCAGTTCTTGCGTGACAGCCTTCCAATCCACGGCGAACACTTCCGGCAAGTGCAACGCCTGTTCCCGCAAAGCCCAGCCGATCTGGTAAGCGTCTTGCCACGGCGTCAGAAAGCCATCCGTGGGAGCATCGAGGAGGATCACCACGGCGTCATCTTCCACGCGAATCTTCACCTTGGAGGATTCAATCTTCATGGGTGGTCACTTGAGCAAACTCTTGATTTCACCATCGACGTAAGCGCCTTCCAATTCATCCATTCGCGTATAGCCACGTTCATGGACCTTGTAGGCATCGACGCGCCAGAGTCGCTTTCCGTCAAGGCCGATAACGATACACTCATCACCCGCACGGACTTCGTTGCGGTGAATGTGGTAGTAGTAGCCGTCCGTCCCCTTGCGAAAGACTTGGGCCACACAATTGCCGTTACGGTCTTTGTCGCTCTGCGCCACGGCCAACGGATCAGGAAGGACAACCGACCCATCACGCAGCCCATCGACCAACTCTTTCGCCACGGACTGTGCCGTATGTGGCGCGAAGAGGCAGCCGATGACGCCGAACACTCGCCCGAAGAATGAACGTCGAAGCATAACTCGCCTCACTGCTCGAAGTATGGGTTTGACTCGCCCTGCGTGTAACCGCCATAACAGCCACTCCGCAGCGGAGGTCCGAAACCCCAATTCCACCGCTCCTGCGGTGCCGCGTATGCCTGTCCCGGTCCCGTGGGAGGCGGGATGCCCGGTGCCTGCCAGACACCAGCGTTGCTGATTTCCACCGTGGGCAGCATATTCCGGCGGCGGTCGAGTTGTGCCACCCACTTTGGATCGTAAGCTTGTAAGCCAGCCCCGTACACCAGACACCACCACAGGCTGATGTCCAGTTCGTACTCGGCTCCACTATCCCAGGCGTTAATCTGCGCTGCTGTAAAGCCACGGCGCATCAGCGCCATGTAGATTTCGTTGTACGCCTTCGGGTGCGACACCCCGACGATGTTGGTCCAGTATTCCGGCAACGCTGCAAATGACCCTTGCTTGAGCTGGGTTCCAAGAATGCTCTCGATCAGGCTGTTGTCCGGTAGGAACATGCTGCCCATCATACTCGTCGGAACGAGTGTTGTCTAAAAGAATATCGTCATGTGAAGTAGAGCGTGTCGCGGATCGGATGAACGAAAGTGAGTGCGTCTGCGACAGGGTGCGCAAAGGTCAACGTGTCCCGGATCGTAACGACGCCTGTCGGTTGCGTTCCCACCTGCGGTTGAAAGAAGAAGTAGTAGTAGATTGTCCACACGGCTACCCCTGCGTCGGTGGATTGACCACGTTGAACCGGATGCTCCGCGACACCTGCGGGCTACCTGTCGCCGGGGTGATAACCCAGCACCGCGCCCACGGTCCTAACGGGCTGCTCGGCACGACCCACGTCGCCGTCGCCGTGAAGCCGTCCGGCGAGATGGTCGCGCTGACGGAGGAGCGGTTGTTGCTCGGATCAATGAACACCAGCGACACCGACCCGCCCGACAGGTTCCACGGTTGACCGTTGAGAAAGAGATTCGAGGTGCCGGAGAGGGAGTCGTTGCCGGTCAAGAACGTCTCCGTCGAACCCGAAGTGAGAACGACGGTCCCGGTCGTCTGAACGGTGGTGTTCAAGGAATGGCCTCCACTCAGTAGAGGCCGACGATGCCTGTGGCGGAACTGGCCGTGTAGGCGCGATTGATGCGAAACGGGTAGACCATACCGGCGAGAAGTCCAGATAGCGTTACAGACGTACCACCGTAAGCACCATCGACAACCAGCGTCCCAGCACCACCGACGTAGACGCCGCGCGTCGGAGCGAATTGGATTGTGTCACTCGGCGTAATGGCGATGAAGTCGGAGGCTGGGTCGGACAGCGACACGATGCCGTTGCTCTGCTGGATGATCGCGGCAAATTGGTCTACCGGCGCTGCCATTACCTACTCCGTGATCAACCGATTCTTCTTGTCCACCCGAAACAGAGGCTTCTCCGGCACGGGCGTCAGGTCCACCACCGGCTTCGCTGGCTCAGCGGAAATCAGGTCCGCAGGTGAGGCCACTTCCTTTTCTGGAAGTGGGTTGAGCGCCTGCAACTCCTCTTGCGAGGCCGGTTCGCCGCCCTGCATGATGTGGCGCATGTGCGGCGGGATCATGTCCGGGTCCGGTTCGAGATCGTCACGGAGGAACGGTTCCTCGCCGTGGGCCTGTGCGAGACTCAGGGGCTTGCCGTTGACGAGGTAAGGCACCCCGCACATTCCACAGCGGAACACGTCCGTCATCACCAGATCGCCCTTGCACTGCTTGCACCGGGGGAGTACCGCGACCGCTGGCATTACTCAAGTCCTCAAGAGGCACAGAACTTTTCCACCATCAACCTATGTGCCTAGTAGCGCCGACACACCGTACCTTGCGAATTGGTGGTACAGATTTACAGTAGGGACTGTCTGAGCCTGGACGTTGCCGCTGACGACGTTCTGGCCGCCGGGGAGGTACTGCGGCACGACCGGCAGACCCAGCGATTGCCGGAGAACCTGCTGGAGCTTGATACTGCCCATCATGTACAGGTTCTTGTCCGAGAACACCGTCTGCTCGTGGATGTACTCCGGTTTCTCGTTCGTCTGCGTCACCGGTAGCGTGAAGGAGCGGAAGGCGTTGTCAATCAGTTGGAAGATCAAGAGCATGTCGATGACGGACGGCGTTCCCGTAATCGTCATCTTGATCGCGTTCCACCAGTAGCCGTAGCCGTAGCCGCCGCGGAGGTCGCACCACCAGCGAATCTGCCGCGACTCGTAGCTCTGCTCCGTGCCCGCGATGGTCCGCAGTTCCGGCCCCGCCCGATTCTGCCAGATCAGCGGCTTGAGGACACTGTTGCCGAAGTAGAGCGCGTACAGGTAGTGCGTCGTCGAGTCGTTGACCAGGCTCGTGTACGTCAGGTTGTTGTTGCCCGTGCCGTAGGTGTGCGATCCCGCGAAGAAGTTGGTGCCGTCGAAGCAGGGCGTCGAGGCGCCGTTGCCCAGGCTGATGAGCGTTTGCCGTCCGGGGAACAGCTTGCACTTCTCCACCAGTTCCTTCGGCTTCATCGCCAGCGCGCCGGTCTGCTCGTCGTCGAAGTCTTCCAGGGTGGACTGGAACTCCGTGTGATACGGGTAGTTCTGGAGCGAGTAAATCTTGCTCGACACGCTGCCGTAATTGCGGTAGCCCTGCCAGAGCGAGACTTGCGGGATCGGCGTGAAGTACGGGTAATGTTCGATGCGCGTGGTACTCGGCACGACCTGTGTGAACGCCTCCCACGGCGCCGGTTCGGCAGTGGCATTCCACGCCTTCCAGAACTCGGCCTTGAAGCGCGCCGTATAGACATCGAGCATCTGACTTGTCGGCATTTTCATGCTCCTTAGCGGCCTTGCCTATTCGGATCAGGCCGCTAAAACAAATGAACCGGCAGGCGCGCGAACGCCCGTCGGTTCTGAACACAAACGACTTTCGAGGAGCCGTCCATGTCCAAGGTTGATCCTATCCCGTTTCCATTCCCCGTCCACGAAGCCGAGCGATTCTGGTCCAAAGTCATCAAGGGCGAGTGCTGGATATTCCAGAACGACAAGGCAGGACACCACCCCTTCGGTTACGGGTGGTTCTACACGGCTTGCACAGTACGAGAGGCGAGCGACCGACGGCGGCACCGCGCTATCTACGCTCATCGTCTGGCATGGGTGCTGACTCACGGACCAATCCCATCCGGCCTGAAAGTCTGCCACAACTGTCCGGGCGGCGACAACCCCGCCTGCGTCAACCCGGCACACCTCTTTCTTGGCACGGCTGGTGACAACTTCCGCGACTGTCTCAAGAAAGGCCGACGCTCCCATTGCCACGGTGGAGTAGGCGTCCGCAACGGCCTTGCTAAATTGGATGATGACAAAGTTCGGCAGATTCGCGTTGATCTGGCGGCAGGAGTAAGGCGAGTGGTCCTTGCGCAGCAGCACAACGTCAGCAAACCGCTGATTGATGCCATCGCTCAAGGGCGAATCTGGCAACACGTTGTTTAACTGCCCCACTGCCATCTAGCGGCTCACGCCCGTTCCCCAACGGGTAATCCCCTTGATCGCAGCGGCTTGTCCAACCGGGGAAGGTCAGATTTTCGGGTTCGATGTCCTAGCCGCTGTTTGCGCTTCGTCTATCCCGCCGTGTACCAATTGCCCGCAGCGTCGGTAGTCACTACCGTCTTGTGGAACTGCACGGTTGCCGAACCGGAGGCGAAGGTCGCGGTCGAACTGTTGATCGAATCCGTACCGGAGGGCTTGAAGTTGAACGTGTCGTTGCCCGTGCCGAGCTTGATGAACGCGATTTCGTCACCCGGAGAACAGGTCGTGGAGACGGGCAGGTTGATCGTCAGACTGGCCGTGTCGTTACAGAGATAGGTGCGGCGCACGTCGTACTTGTTGAAGGTCGTCGTACCGCTGTTCGGCCCCGGCACAGTGGCCTCCCAGCTGCCGGGACCAAAAGGCCCACCTCCCATCCACGGCGGGATTACCACGACCTGCGTCGAGGACAAGACCTGCCAGACGTAGCCCGCGTAATTGAAGTTGGTCAGGCCGTTATAGGCCACCGTCTCGTTGTACTGCCAGTAGACCTTCTTGCCTTCCTGCCCGGCAACGGCGGAGGCGATGTTGACGGTGAACATCTGCGGTTGCAAGACGCGAAAGATGGTGTCGCCGACCGAATCCGTGGTGTTCACCTGCTGCGCGTCCACGACACATTGCAAGATGCCGATGAACTCGCACTTGGCCGTGTCGTCCATGTTGACCATGTTGCCGCTGGAGTCGCGGCCCACGGCCTGCCCGTCGTAGAAGAACGTCGTCAACGACACTGTCTCGCAGCCGAGTTCCAGCTTGCGGTCGGTTGTCCAGGGTGTCTGCTGAACCTTGTTGGTCAGACCCGTTGTATTACTAATGGCTAGTACCCCTTTCGTAGACTCTCTGTTGGGTTTGACCGGGTTACACGCTCAGGTAATCGACCACGCTGCCGTCCGGGTTGGCCTTGCGGAAGGCGAGCCACCCTTCCTTGATCTCCTTGCGGTGCGATTCCTTAGAGATACCCTTGTCCTCGCAGAACCGCTCGATCCGGGCCTCGTCCTGGTCTGCCGTGCCGCCCAGCACCGTGTTTAGATCACCGCCGTGAGCCACTTCGGAGTTCTTCCAGACAGTCGGGCCGCGCTTGATCTGTTCCATCCGCTTACGGCGTTTGGTCAACGCGATCTCTCGACCGTTCTCCGAGAACTTGTCCACGACCTGTGTGTTGTCCAGGTCTAAGAGTTCATTGAGAACGGAGAACTTGTCCTTGCGGTCCACCTGTGCGGCGGTGAGCTTGCCCGCCTTGACCTGAACCTCGCAGAAGTTGAAGACTTCGAGTTGATCGGACTCCTGTGCCCGGTCCACGACCGGCTTGATCTCGGCACGGAGAATGGCGAACTTCTGGTCGATGAGGTTGGCTACCATCTCGCTCATCTTCTTCACGTCCTCAGAGGGACCGCCCAGGCCGGACTTCTCGGAACCGGACGGGCCGGGGTGGACGGCGGTGACGCCTGGGAGTGGGTCTTCGGTGAACTTCTTGAGCTTCTCGGCGTAGGCACTCATCTTCTTGTGCAGTTCGCCGTACATCTTCTTCTCTTCGGGACTCTTGGGCGGTTCCGGCTCGTGGTCCCAATCGAGTTCGTCCTTCTTGCCCATGTCCTCGGCCATGCGGCACATCTCGGCGAGACACTCGTCGGGAGCGGCCTTCATCGCGTCGGGGTTGACGCCCTTCTCGGCGAGCTTCTGCATCATCTCGTCTCGTCCGGGTTTCATCCCCTGACCCGGCATCGTCTCTTGCATCATGGAAACCTCGGAGAAACAGGTGACGTATCCTTCGTGCGGAACACAGTCCCGCAGGTGAGTCGTGAGTAAGTGGCGCTGCACTAACCGTCGCCGCTGAGCCTCGCTGTACTTCTCCGGCATCGGCAGTCGCCGGAGATTCTTGTCCTGCGGTATCTCCCCGCCCAGGAAGGCGAGACGGCGCATCATCTTGCCTTTGCCTGGAATCCCTTGCGGCGGCTTGTCGTAAATCTCGATCGAGACAGCGCCGTAGTTGCCGTCCCGGATGGCCCTGGCCAACTCCGGTGAGGCCCGCAGGTCGAGGTAGAGTTTCTTGCCGTCCGTCTTGGCGTCCTCCACCCACGCTTTCGCCGGTATGGAGGTGTCCTCCAGAAAGCGCTCTTGATCCGCAGGGGTCTTCTCCTTGTGCCCGTACACGCCGGGCACGTCAAAGCCGGGACGCTGGCCCTTGCCAAACTTGTGGAAGTTGTCCACGATGTCCTTTAAGTCTTCCGGCGTGTACTCCTTGTCCCGCTTCCGACCTGTGGAGAAGGCTTCCACGTCCCGCAACTTCTCCCACTCCGGCGCTCGCTCCGTGCTGGTGCGCGATCGCGCACCAGACTCCGCGTGCTTCTTCTTCGGCGGCACGCCTGCCGTGCGGAGAGCGGCGGCGATGCTTTGGTCCTTGGGGTGGCCAGCCTTTTCCATCTCGGACACGTTATGTCCGATATTGGACTTTCCTTTCAGGAGCGGCACCAGCGTAACCTCAAGCAACGAAAAAAGGCCAGACGATCCATCTAATGGATCGCTGGCCTCCAAGAAAGGACAACGACGTTCTAGGCATCTTCCGGGAGCTTACCCCGGTTCAGCCATTCAAGTTTGCATGACGATCCCGATGAACCGTCTGGCCCGCACGGAGAAACCTCGTAACGATGATTGTTTAGACAAGTGTGAAGGTTGTCAAGTTAATTCCGTTTTTAGAGCGGTTCGCCCATGATTTCCCGAAACAGCGATAGGTCGTAATCGTCAGGGATTACGAAGTATTGGACCGTGACGCCTTTATCCTTGAACCACCCACGCAATTGTTTCATGGCCGTGTGCGCATCTTCGATTTCGGAAAGATTTCCCCAATTGCACTTTGGTATCTTGAGTACCAGCACATCGCCATTGCTCACGGACAGCGACGATGTGGCAGCCCCGAACCGCTCCTTCACCGCCTTGATCTTGGCGTTCATCTCTTCGCGTTCTTGGTCGGTCATTTCACTTCTCCTTCGTCCAGTGCCCCACTTCCACCTGCGTCCACCCGTTGCCCGGTGATTCGCTGCTATAGTGGTGTTCGGCGTGCTTCTCGACAGGCTTGCTGTAGTCAGGGAAGAAGCGCGGATCGTCCATAGGCGTCCCATCGGGAGCCTCTACTGGCATATCGCCGACGATGTTGCCCTCATCGTCCAGTACGGGAACGAGTACGATCATGTGCCGAACCTCTGTGTGAAATACGCTTGCACTTCGGGCGGCAGTGCGGCGCGGGTCTGCTCGCCATTGTACATCTTGGCGAAACTCTCAGCCCATGCTTCTTCGGCATAAGCTTGCTGGTACGGTGACGGCCACTTCACCTTGCCGTGGATTGCTTTCCAGTCCGCCTGATCGGAAGGACGCTGGTTGTTGCTGTCTCGTGAACACGCATCGACGGTGTGCCCATGTTCGTGCAGGACCAGATTGGCGCTACCGTGACTGTAAGGATTGGCAGCACCACGAGCCGCGATGATGGTCCGCTGGTTGGGATGTTGCGCGCCGCCGCCGGGCACGTCGTCCCATGTCTTGCCGGTCTTCTCCCAGCCGCGAGGTACAACACCTTTCAAGTGAGCGTTGTGCGGGTGATCCGTGATGCCTTTGCCACCCACCACGTCTATACCGCTCCCCGCCTTGGTGACGGCCTCTAATGCCTTCGCCGGAATCTTGGCCACTTGCTCATTGACGGAGTGCAGTTGATCCTTGCTCACCGATGTACCGCTCGCCCCTTCGACGATCCGCACGCCGAACTTCTTTCCCTGCTCGAGTGCGTGTCCAGCGGTTTCAGGATAGGGCACAGACTGCTTCGCGCCACCCTTCTTCCCGTACCAGTCCGCCCCCTTCAAGTGCTGCTCCAACTTGGCCCGCTCCACTGGCTTCGTCACTTTCTTGCGGAGTTCCTGTGCCTTGCCCAGATCGGCCTTCGCAGCCTCCAACTCACCCTTGTCCACGAACTGCCCGTGATCGTCTCGCGGATGAAGAGATTCGTCAAAGCCGCCCGCGAACTGCTGCACCTTCGGTTGCGCCGTCAAGACGCTCACCGTGGCAGCGTCCGCGTTCTTCTTTACCCCGATAGCGTGTTCACCCGCCTGCCGCGCCTTGCCGCCCTGGACGGCGATCTTGTGCATCTCCTCCTTGGTAAGCGATTGGGCGCGGGCGGGACCGCCCTTGAGTCCGCCACGGTGTCCCATCCGCACCGCCGGTTCCCAACCGTGCTTGGCGGCGAAGGTTTCCAGTTCCGCGACGTACTCTTCTGAGAACTTATGCGGTTCCGCGTCGATGGGAGAACCGCCCGTACCGCCCTTGGGACTGTCAACTGTATCGGGGGATACAGTGGAACCTCCACCATCCGACGGCGTCCCGTTTGGCGGGCTGGTTCCATTTGTGGAACCAGGCGCACCCGGCGTCGGTGCTGGTGCCAAGGCGTCTCCCGGCGTATCCGCGTGCGGAGCTTCCAGGGACAACTTCTCGGACAACCACTCCTTCGAGAGCGGCATCCCCCACGTCCGCGCCTTGTCGATGATGTTGGCGAATTGGAGCATCTCCTCCCAGCTGATCGCGTCGAGAGACGCCGTGGGGTACTCACTGACGACGTGGTTTAAGTCCACCATCTCCTTGATGACGCCGGTATCCTCGTTGTTCAGGAGTCCGCACACCTCTTCGGCCAAGAACCACTTGAAGAGGTCTGAGACGCTTTCCGCCTTCTCGGAACTGCCGCGCTTGACGTTCTGACCGGCCCCCATCTGGTGCATGAACGCCCCGGTAATCCCCATCAGAATCTCTTCCCGCAAGTCCTGAATACAGTTCTTAAACTCATCGGCGCTGCCGCCCGCCAGTTCAATTGCCTCCACCATGCAACCCTTCGGCACGGTAAGGAAGGAGAGCGACTTCGCCTTCCGCAAGGCCGCATTCAATCCCGGCTGCTGACTCTCCTGCTCGTACATCCCTTTCAGGAACGGGAAGGATTTCGTGGTCAGGCCGATCCTGCGCAGCTTCCAAACGGTGTCGTAGAGCCACATCGCCTCGAATACAGCGCGCAGGTCCGAGAGGCCCGTGGGCCGCTCGTACATCTTGAGGTGCGCGTAGGTCACGAAGTCGGACGGGTGGAACTCCTTGCCTCCGTTGTAGCGCAGCCCCAGGAAGGACGTGATGTTGCTGAACTGGTCCACCTTCGGGACCAAATCAAACCCCGTGTCCTTCATCTTGAGGTTCGTCAGCGCGATCCTCCCGGCGTACTTACCCGTGTCCTGCGTCTGCCAAATCTTCTCGTTGACGGAGTAGCCATCCAGACAGGCCGGAGTCAACAGGTTCCACGCCAATCGCGGCACGCCGCCACCCAGCCGCCGCACCAGGTTCCACCGCACCCCATCCGCTACTTGCTGGTCGTAATCGTTCCGCTTGTCCGCTGGGTGGATTTGCAACTTGAGGGCCGCGACGCCGAAGACCTTATTCAAGAGGGCGGCCTTCACTGGCGGAAAGGCGAGTCCCTTGCGGTACAGGTTGCGCATGTTCTGCGTCTCGCCCGTGCCGGTGTCGTACTCCTCGTAAGGTAGAAACCACGGCAACCGCACGTTCTGCGGGGAGGACGCTACCTTCTCCTCGGTGACGTACTCCAGCGCCGCCGTTCGATAGCGGGGTCCGAACCAGCCTCCGAAGAAGCGGCGCAGGCTGCCGAGCAGCCCGCGACTCTTCGGATCGTCCGGGGCGCCGTTGGACCAATCGGTCGGGAAATAATAAACTTCTTTTGCCATGCTGGACAGCATAACACGGAAGGGATTGGCGTAGCAAGGAGTTAGTCGAGTGGCCAGGTGAATTTGATACTTGGCCACTCGGCTTTAATGACTTGCGCCATGTCGATACCGCCTGGCCTCCTGAATAATCCTCGCAAGCGACCACCACCAATGGAATACTGGCCTTTTCTGTTAGTCATGTTCCTGAAAACAGTTATAGGCCATTTGTTCAGCGACACCTGACAGATTGGCTCACGACATAGAATACGATCCGCGTGCTTTAAGAAGTTTTCACCTGTACAATGTATCTCCTGAATAAAACCGCGACGAAAGCAACTCCATCCCATGTGTTTCCGAATCGCATCCTGTATCCAGCACGGAAAGGAATCGCACTTTCGCAACTGCTCCTCAATGCGCCGCAATTCGCTGTACTTTTCGGCGTCTTTCGGGTCGATTGAGAAAAGAAGCCTGTCCCTGACCTTCTCGGCTTCACACTGCACTTTCACGAATTCGCCCCGTTCGCGCTGTCCGTTGCCGATCCACCACTCAGCCAAACGCAGGCGCGGCAAGTCATCGTCCTTGTCCATAATGATCCAGCGGCGCATGACCGCCTCGAACTGCTCTGGGTCATACTCCTCAGCGCAATCCGCAGCGATCTGCACTTCGGGCAGTGACAGATTCCCGGCAATAGCAGCAGTCAGGAAGTAGGAGTACGAAGTCATCGTCCTGCCCGGATTCGCTTGATCTCTTCAAAAGTTTGCCAAGTGTCCCACGCCACCCGTAACGGCGAAGGTCCATAGACCGGCCTGCCCAGCATCTCGGCGGGAACCTTGTCCAGCCACTCGAAACACCACGGACCCACCAACACGCACTTGGCCAACTGGTAGCGCTGTGAGAACGTCAGATCCACCCGCCGCGTGTCCTTGTACGAGACGCCGTGGCCCCAGAGTCGCAGCCAGCCGTGGAACCAGCCGAGACAGGCGGTGATGGGGCCGAAAGAGAACAGCAGGTGCGTATCGTTGAGTCGTTCGATCACGGATACACCTTCTCCCAGCGGTCATTGACTAAGTTTAGCTCCTCGACTAACGATGGGTTAATATCAATGGGCGCGAAACGCATGGCCTTGTCAATGGCCTCGATTATCACGTCGCATTCGACTCGCAAGGTGCTGGGATCGCTCGCCGACAACCGCCGCTGAAATAATCGTCTGGCCAACTGCGGCCGTTCCTGCTGATCGAAGAGAACATGGCAAATCTCGACCACTTCTTTCTCCGCAGTGTAGCGGACAATACGGTAGTGCCAGCCGTGCAACTTGTCTACCAGCATGGTTATTCTCCGCTCTTTGCTGGCAGGATCGTCATGGAGCGGCAGTGCCGGGGAATGTCAATATCCAATCGCGCCGCGAATGCCTTCCACTCCGGCCACTGAAACACACTGTATATGCCAGTCTGTGCTGGATTGTTCACAGTTCCTCCGGGAACACATTTATGAGTCGGAAATTCGACTCGTCCTGTTCCTTGACCATTAACTGCACATCGCCGCGCTCGGGCCAGTCGAGAGTGCGTAGGTACAAGATCAACGCTCCAACGTCTAGGTAGTTGAAGGCGCCGATGGCCAAGTCGCACTCCAACATCTTCGTGCCGCCGTACCAGCCACGCGGTAGCTTCTCATCATCGACCAGCACGAAACCGGGTTGATCCTTGAAAAAGTAATTGACGCGACTCAGCAGCACGCCCGCCTCATCTTCGCCAACGCACCCCATGTGTAGGATCACGTTCGTTACGCGGCTCATAAATCTTGCCACCATTCTTTGTCTTCCCTGTCCGGCGTCGGTTCATCTCCAAACAAGAGGATGGATTCTTCCTCATCCCCGTATCCGAAGGAGGTGGATTGGAGCGGTACGCCTAGCCCCCACTCCTTGTTCCGGTCCCCGTGTCCCTGCACCGTCCCCACCCCGGAGGATTGCCACCACGCCATCACCACAGCGTCGCCACGATCAACGGAGCGACCGAGGCGCTTTTCCACGTCCGACTTCATCTCAATCTTGATCTTATCACCCACTACCTGATAGCGGGGAGCCGCCAAGTCCTGCGCCAACTCGTCATCGGGAGGCAGGGCAATCGTGCTGCCATTCTCCGGGTCCAGTGCTTCCCGGAAGCTCCACACCATCGCCGCCCGCAGGTTCATTAGCTGGAACTTGCCGGAGGACTCGTGCAGGTCCGAGGGGTCGCCCGGATTGAGTCCACGTAGCAAACCCGACTGCGGGCCGAGCATCTCTTGAAGATGCTCGTAGCACGCCACCCCCAGGCCGTTCATGTCCATGTTAATCGGGCAGCCGTCCTTATGCCGTGCCTTGACGATGTTGGCAGCCTTCCGGCCCGTGTCCGTGGCTGGCCCCCGGACGGCCTCCAACTCGCCGAACCACGTCCCGTAGAGCGGTGCCGTACAGGTCGCTCCCGTGCCGCCCCGCGAGATGTCGGCCCCCAGCGCGGTCATCTTGCCGGGGAAGGGACAGGAGGGCGTCCACCGCTTCTGAGCCGCCTTGATGAAACTCGTCGGGATCGCCTGCCACGCGCCATCCACCCGCCCAATCTTGAAGTCGCCGTAGGCCAGCTGCTCGCGGAGCGGCGAGGGGAGAGCAAGTAGAGTATCGAGGTAGCCCGTGTCGAAGAGCGCCCGGTTGTCCTGCACTCGCGCAGGGAAGAATGTCCGGCTCTTGGGAGTCACCCACTCGTCGCCGATCTTAATCTTGTCCGGCTTCGTAAACTCCGTCTCCTTACCATTGACCATCGCAAACCAGCGCGGCTCTCCCGGTAGCGCCTTGTTCGGATGCTCGTCATCCAACCACGGCGCGAAGAAGCGGATGAGCCACTCGCCTTCCGGGTCGTGCGGCGGGTTGAAGCAAATGATGACCTGACAGTGCTGGTTCTTGTCCGTCGTCCGTAGCCAGCCCATCACAAAGCGCGCCTGGTACTCTGGTATCTGGTCCGCCTCGTCCAGCCCGATCAGGTCGTGCGGATTACCGCGGAAGTGCTGCTCGTCGCCGGGGTCTTTCAAACCACCAAACTGGATCGTCCGGCCACCCGGCAAGTCCCGCCAGATATTGAGATTCGCGTTGAACGACCCCTGCTTACCAACGATCTCCCGGCAGGCGTCGATGAGCGCCTGCAAGTCCTTGGCCTCCCGCCGGATGATGAGGCTGCGCCGGTGTTGCGTCAGTGCCTTGCCGAGAAT